GCTTTAAGAGATGCGTGAAGTCGTGTCATAAATGTTGTACCTGGACTAATCGCGTTCGAATCCCATAGTCCATAATCATTTAATAGTTTTTTACGAAAAATAGACATATAACGACGTTTGCGCTGTTGAAACATTTTAGCAATAGGCGCAACTCCATCAATATAAATCTGAACTGTTTTTTGAGGTTTTACAAGATCAATTGATGTTTGTAGCTCTTGCCAGATAGCATTTAGAATACCTTTTTCGATATCGGCAGGAATTTTTTCAGGATTAATTGTTTTAAGATATTTTTGACTGGCTGGATGAATTAAACCATTAAAGTCTAGAAAGAAATGAGTACATTCTAGTTGGCTGGGCCACTTAGTTAATAGAATACCATCGTAAGAGCGTGCTATGACGTAAAAATAATAAGGGATACCCATGACGTATTAGGTAATATAAATATACACTATTCAAATTTTATAGTGTATTCTTTAAATAGTGTAATATAAGATAAAAAAATTGAATAAAGTAATATTAAAAACAAAACAATACATATATAGAAAATAGACTATAATTAGTTTAATAAAATGAATACACTTTCAAATGAAATTCATACAATAAATTCATCACCACTTCGTTATCCTGGTGGAAAAACAAGAGCATGTAAAATAATTGATACGGTTATTTCAAAATACTTTAATTTACAATTATTTGATACTCTTATGTCACCATTTTTTGGAGGTGGATCTTTTGAATTTTACTTTCAAAATAAATATAAATATAAATTATGTGTAAATGATAAATTTATCCCACTCTATAATTTTTGGAAACAAATTAAGGAAAATAAGCACGAGTTATGTGATGAATTAAGAAAAGTTCCACAAATTACAAAAGATGATTTCCAAAATTATCGAAAAACGATTCTAGAATTAAATGATAACACATTACAACAAGCAATACAATACTTTATAATAAATAGATGTTCTTTTAGTGGAGCAACATTATCAGGCGGATTTTCGCAAGAAGCAAGTATTAAAAGATATACACCTTCATCAATTAATAAAATTGAAGCATTAAATTTTAATCATATTGATATATATAATACAGATTTTGAAGAATTTATTAATACTCATTCAAATAATAAATCAATTATCTTTCTAGATCCTCCTTATTATTTAAATAAAAAATCAAGATTATATGGTACGAATGGTGATATGCATGAATATTTTAATCATGAACAATTATTTGATGTAATTAAAAAGCAATCAAATTGGATTATCACTTATAATAATTGTGAGTATATAAGAAATATGTATAAAGATTATATTATTCTAGATGCCGATTGGAGTTATGGTATGAACAAATCTAAAATATCATCCGAAATTATTATTATTTCAAATTAATTTTATTTATAAAATATATATTAAATTCGCTGGTAAAGATTTTATATTATCCAAACTATAAGAGCTACTTATTAAATTTTTTATATTTTTAGGTTGACAAGCGATTGTGACAGATAATTTGCAAAAACCTTTATTATTTTTTTTCGTATGTATTTTAGTTCTTATTCTTAATTGTTGATCATGTATAAATTCAGGTACATTAAAATTACATATATCATTACCTAGATGATACAAACCTTTATTTGATATTTGAATATAATAACATCCTTTTTCTTTGTATAAATTTTGTATAATATTATTTGGACAATTTATATAGGTATCATTATAATCATTCGTTTGTTTTTTTATATTAATCCATTCTTCATGAGTAATATCTTTTATCATAAATAGTGGAATATTTCCATTAAATAATTGAATATTAGATATTAGCTCTTCAAATATAATTTTTGACTTTTCAGGAATTTTATTTCTAGAACTTCCAATCCATTTTTTCATTGTTTCATTATATATTAAAGAACATTGCATCCAATCAGGCGATTTCATTTTTTTGATTTCAATAGGAATATCATAATCTGTATATAAATTACATTCAATATCATTTTTAGATGTATTACCACCTAAATATTTTTCATCTTGTGTATTAAATTTTTTATTATTTAATTCACATTTACTAACAATATTATAAATTTCTAATTCGTATTTTTTACCTTCAAATGAACATAGTGATCCTTTTATATTTATATTATTCATTCATTAATTATATAATAACTAATATGAATGTTCAAATTTTAAAGCTAAAAATTTATGTATTATATTATAATTATTTTCTTATACTTGAAATAGAATAACCTCATGTCAAGCTTCTTAGATATATTCCTCGGTGTCCCTCAATCAAAATATGCTGGTATTGCAATCCTTGTTTCTTTAGCAGCTGTAGGTTTAGCTATTTTATTTGGTAAAGAAAAGGTTTCTATCGCACAAAAATTAGTAGTTATAGGTCTCCTATTTTTACTTTCTTTACCCGCGATGTTAGTAACACTTTTCCAATTAACATGCATTGTTACAGGTACTGGATTCAAAAATCAACGTTGGTGGTGCGGAGGTTACGCTTGGTTAGTCTCTGCCCTAATCATCGTATACAGCGTTTTACTAATTGTAATGACAATCCTATCTTTTACCGCTGAGGTTGAATCAAAGGAAGTTGAAAAATTCTACTCTCGTCGTGAAAACTTTGAAGACATGGCAGAAGAATATTTCGAAGGTGAGGAAAATACTCAAAACCCTCCCGCTCCAGGTGTTCCCACTATGCCAGGAACTCAACCAGTTCCACCTGTAATGACACCCGAACAAGAAGTCCCTATGTCTGGTGTTAGCATGCCCCCCGTTGCTGGTACTAACGCAACTGTACCAGTTACAGAAGTCGTTGCCGCACCTGTAAACATGCCTTCTAGCGAAGTGTCCGCTGTTTCCCCAACTGAAATGTTCAGCGGCTGCGGCGCACCTTATAATTGAAAATTATATATGTGATTATTAAAATTATTAATAAAATACATATATATTTCCAATAATTTGTATAACAGTATTGACCTGGGTAACTACGTTTTCCTTCGGATATAGATACCCAATATTCATAAGCTGTTTCAAAATCCCACTGTTTGGCTCCTAACATTTTATTAACTCTGTTATGTAAATCAATAGTCCAATTAAATAATTCTCTTTTTGTTTGTATAGATTCTATTTTAGTCATCATACTTATATTTTCAATTAAATGATTACGACATGCTTCACATGGTAACAGTGATGTTAATAATGTAAAGAATTGTTCATAATATTTTAATCGCGAAGAATCAAATGGTTCCTTTTCAGATAACACCATTAAATGAATAAACGTCCAAGCATTTGGACCCCATATTTTAGGTAAAATACCCATTTATCTTAACTTCCTAATATTAGAAATGATTTAAACTCTTCTGGTATTAATTTATATAACGGTGGATGTATTATGCATCTATATATTAACAAACCATATGTGATGCCTTTAACAGGACAATCACCTCATAAACAACATTCATGTCGTAACTGCGGTGAATCCGGACATCTCTATAAATGTTGCTCAAAACCAATTATGAGTTTTGGAATTATATGTTATCGTCAAAATGAGGATAATGTTGAATATTTAATGATTCAAAGAAGAGATAGTTTGTCATTTATGGAATTTATTAGAGGTAAATATGAATTAATGAACATTACGTATATCAAACGCCTTATGAGTAATATGACTATCTATGAAAGAGAACTTCTATTAATTGATTCATTTGATGAACTTTGGAACAAGGTATGGTATCAACCAATTCCTCGACAAACTCAAGAGTATTTAGATGCTAAAGATCGTTATACGCGTCTAAAACAAGGTTATCATATTAATAAAAACTTTGTCAATATGTATCATATTCTTCGTGAAATTAATACAACTTATACAGAACCCGAATGGGGATTTCCAAAAGGACGCCGTCGACTTAAAGAAAAAGATGTTGATTGTGCTGTTAGAGAATTTTGTGAAGAAACTGGTGTTACTAAAAATGATTTAGAATTAGATGAAAACCATGATCCAAATGAAGAAATCTTTTTTGGAACAAATGATATAAAATATCGTCATGTATATTATGTTTCAAAAATGAAAGTTGATCCATTTAGACCATTGTTAATAGATCCAAACAACCCACATCAAGTACGTGAAGTTCGCCAAATTAAATGGTTTCGGGCTGAAGATATTATTAAAAATATTAGAGACCATAACATCGAGCGCAAAGACCTATTTTTAAAGGTTCATAATAAGATTTTAGAATTATTACCTTTATAATTTATATTTTTCTTTTATATGATTAAATGAAGGTCACTCATTCAATCCTTTTAATAATTGTTGCTGTCCTAATGGTTTTAGTTTGGTTTTTACGCCCAAAGACATTTGAAGGATTTGAAGAATCTAAATCAAAAATAATGAAAGAAGAAGGGTCTTTAAATTCTAAAGATGACAAAAGTGAAACCGAAACCGTAAAAGAAGCTGACACTGATAAAATATCAACAAAAGAAAAAGAACCAACTTCTATGGATAAAATAGATGAAATTCGTAAAACAATGAAATGCCCTGGAAATATCGAGCTAAAAGACCCTGATATAATGTATAACCTTCTTGAAACAATGCTTCAATGTTCTCCCATGAAATAAAAGCGAATGCTTAAAGATAAAGAGTGTTTAATATATACTAAAATACAATGGGACATATTCTCATTTTTGATACGGAAACATCAGGATTGCCTCCTTATAAAATGATTAATAACAAACGTTCAATCGCATGTCCTGAAAAATATGCCAGCTATTGGGTAGATTGTCGATTAATTGAACTTGGATGGTTACTATATACCTCCGAAGGTACGCTTATTAAATCTTCTTCTTCAATTATAAAACCGGATATAGATTTTCTTATACCGATCGAAGCAGCACGTATCCACGGAATTACTACTGAAAAAGCACGAAAAGAAGGTCGTAATATTCAAGAAGTTTTAAAAGAATTTATACAAGATTTAGAATTATCTGATCTTATTATCGCACATAATATGGATTTTGATTATAATATTATACTATCAGAATTAATACGATTTAATTATCCAAAGGATGTTATTACTTCTAAAAAAAGAATTTGTACAATGAAAGACTATTTGAAACCTACACAAAAATGGCCTAAATTATCAGAATTATATTACCAGTCTTTTGGTAAACCAATGTTCCAATCTCATCGAGCCTTGGAAGATGCTCAAGCTTGTGCTGATATATATTTTCATATTCAAGGACGCACATGAATACCATGAGTCTTATCTACATGAATACCGTATGGTTCTTGACCATCTAGGCGATTCATTGGAATATTTAATATATCATTCAACTCATATTCTTTTACATTACCAAAAATATGACGACCAAACTTATAAAATGGATAATCATAAGCTCCATCTCCTTTTTCTCCAAATAAATATTTTACTGTTTCCCCTGAATCGACTAAATATTTACCCGATAAATGCGTACTGTGTCCATCAATCTTCATTTGATTAAAACAAGCAATTAACTTATTATTTTTTGCGCGAGGGTAAAATATAAAATTATCTTCACTACTAAAAATTGTACCATTTGGACTGCGTGCTAAATGCATAAATGAATAATTAAATGTGTAAAAATCAAGCCCAACTGTAGTTATTTTTTTATAAAAATATAAGTCAAATCGTGTAATCAAAATTTGATCATATAGTAAATTATTGTCTTTTTCATATGTTTCTATTAGTTTAATACATTCTAAATGTTGATCAATTAACATTGGCTCTCCAATAAGCGTTTGTGAAATTCCAATTGGAATTGCTTGATAATCTTTAAAATGTTCCTTAACTGGATTATATGTTCTTCTTAATTCTTCTTCATGTACGTGATGATATGTTTCAAAAAATACATCTACATCATATCCATCATCTCGTAATGGCTGAATTAAATTTGTTAAAATCGATTCAGATGTATCGCGGAAATCAATAGTGTATGGTGGGAGACCATATTTATGTTGATAATTTTCTAGATAACTAATACCTCGAAGACAAACCGCTATACGCATTTTATTATAACAAATAATCTATGTTTGCTTTAAGCCAAAAGTTTCATTCGATGGAAAAGTTCCATTAGTTCTTTATGATCATAAATTAAATCAGTATTGCTATCATACACAAATGGTTCAATTAATACGGGCTTTTTAAAATAAGGTTGAATATGATAAAAGTTTTCTTTTTCTATCGTTCTAATTGACTGTGTATCATTAATAAGGGTTTCATATAGACGCTCGCCGGGGCGTAAACCCATTATTTCTACACGTTTTCCCTTTAGTTTGGCAATATATTCAATCATATCTTTGATATAAAATGATTTTAACTTTGGAATAATCACTTCACCACTCTCACCATGTTCAAGAGCATACTTTACCGTGTCACATGCTTGTTCAATTGTCATCCAAAAACGCGTCATTCGTTCATCAGTAATATAGTAAACATCGCTGGTATTTTTTAGAAGTGCTGGGAGTAAACTTGATGTGCTATTTAGTACATTTCCATAACGAACAATACTAAATTTTATTTTAGGAAGATACATTGCTTTTTCAATCATTAATTCTTCACAAAGTGCTTTACACATACCATAAGCATTAATAGGAGAGGGCGACTTGTCTGTACTTGTAAACAAAACTTTAGTTAACTCTGGAAGTAGCGTATGATACTCGTGAATACAATCCAGTACATTTTTAATGGATAATAGATTTGTTTGAATACAAGCATTTAGATTTTCTTGACAACGATCTACGTGCTTTAGGGCGTGTAAAATAAGAACAATCGATGGACGATAGTTTAAAAGGGTCTGTTTTACATTAATCTGATCAATCGCGTCACCAATAACATGGTTTACCTTACCACGTCCAATCTCTTGATCTAAATTCCAATGTTTATGTTCATCTCGTGAATAATTGACTATACGATATTTACCAATATAATGTTGAATTAAATTTCGTCCAAGGCATCCTGTGCCTCCAAATATAAGTATTGTTTCCATATTTATTCTATACTATAATTTACAACTCTTTAACCAATTTTCTAAAACACTTGGCGCACTCATAATTAATCCACCTTTTATATTTGATAAAAACTTAATCATAGTGGTATTATTTAAATGTATTAATTCTTCTAATCCTTGACCATGAACTCCATATCCTTTTTCTATAAAATAATTCACGACATCGTAATGATTGTTTACAGCCGCATAACTGCACGCATGAACCGAATATACATTAATTTTTTCACATAATTCTTTAATATTTTCTAAATTTCCTAGACGAGCTTCTGTATTGATTTTTTCGATTAACTCTTTTCTTTCTTGTATTATTATTCCTTCACTTTTCATAAAAATAATTATCTTTAATTAAACAATTAGCTTTAAATCTCAATATTCTATATGAGAAAAATTTCAATTATATTCCCAATGGCAGGGTTGGGATCTAGATTTGGATACACATTTAAACCTTTTTTATTGGCAACAGATGAAACTTTTATTGAACTCGCAAAGAAACCATTCGAACGCTTAATCCATTATGGTTTTACTCCTGAATATTATTTTATTGTTCGCGAATCTCAAGAAAAAGATTTTAATGTATCCCAACGATTACATGAATTATTTCCAAATGACATTATTCATTGTTTAACAATTGGAAATACAAATGGACCCCTTCAAACGCTACAAGCAGCCATACAAAAATATAAATTGACGGGCGAATCATTTGTATGTGACTGTGATCATGCGATTTGTATAGATCCTTTAATTCAAAACTTTAATTTATTAAAAACATATGATGTATTAATTCCCACATGGGACATTACCAGAAGTGAGTATTTAAATTGGGGTAAGGTTAAATTAAGTGATACAGGTGAAATATTGGATTTTTGTGAAAAGGAAACCATTGATGGATATCTTAAAGGTTTGATTGGTTGTTATTTATTTTATAATATTAATGATTTATTAAATTATTCTTCTTCTAATGAAAATATTTCAGATGTTTTAAAATGTATGCTTCTTCAAAATAAACCTTTAAAAATTATATCGATTACAAAAGCTGAATTTTTTGGAACGCCAAGTGCTTTAGAATTATATCGTTTTAAACGCGCTCAACAATATACACTATTTATAGATATAGATGGAACATTAATTCACCAAACAGAACGTACTATTTTACCTGGAGCTTTTGATAAAATTAATGAATGGCAAGCGTGTGGTCACCGTATTATTTTAACAACTGCCCGACGTGACGAACATATGACAGAAATTATAAACATTTTATCAAATAATTATATTTATTATGATGATATAATTAATAATTTACCACCTGGCCCTCGATATGTTATTAATGATCGCAAACCCTATTTACCTTATTACAGTATGGCTCAGGGAATTATATTAGATCGTAATAAAGGACTTTTAGATATTACGCTACATGCAGATACTCCTCGGATTGTAAAGATACTAGAAGGCGCGTCATTTGCTCAAGTATATTTAGTAGAAGATAAAAAACATAAATTTATCCGAAAATATATTTCAAAATCTCCGGAATTAAATATGCATGTTGATATTTTAAAACGTCAGTGTGATGATTTAAAACGATTAAATTTTTATAAAAAAGATTTATGCCCAACTGTTTTAAATGAATATGAAAGTCCTTCCGAGTATTATTATGATATGGAATATTTAGACGAATTTCATAAATTATCAGAATTTTCATCCGATATTATTTATCGTGTTTTACCATTTATTTTAGATGATTTAGATGAAAACGTGTACTGCTATAGAAGAAGAATCACACATGACAAAAGATATGAATGGTTAGAAAATTATATGAAAGAAAAAATTCTTCCAAAGTTTCCAATTCTTACAGCACTTGATCCTATAATTCACAGTTTTTTTGAACAAAAAATAATTAAATTAAATGATAAACACTATAAACCTATTCCAGAATATTTAAATAAAATTATGAGTTATCAAAAAGTATTTCCGGAATTAGCTCCTGAGTTTGTATGCCCAATTCACGGAGATTTGACGTTAGAAAATATTTTATATCATCCTAAAAATGGAAGTTATCGATTAATCGATCCATCTGGTTCTAGATACATGGATGCTATTGAAATGGATACAGCTAAGTTATTTCAATCACTTATTTGCGATTATGTTTCTTGGATGAATAAAGAAGATTTAGTAACTGTTTTATCTGAAAATGAATTTATAATTGATGATATGTATTTAATAGATAAATATCATATGGTTAAACACATTTATTCACCTATTGAATATCAAAAAGGATTATTTTATATGAGTACTTATTTTATAAGAATGGTACCATTTATGTATCACAAATCTAAACAACATGCTTTATTTGTATTATTATTGGCAACATTTCATTTAGATTCAATTAATTATAATTATAAACCATTGTAATATTAATTAAACCATTTTAAAAGTAAACCATTTATTATATTTATATTTAATATGATTGTAATATTTGGATCAAATGGTATGCTTGGAAATTATATGGTACATGTATTATCACATAGTGATACGATAATCGCTTTAAAACGTAATGATTTTAATATAGAAACTGATCCATGGGAAAAATTATATAAAATACTTCATATGTATAAACCAACTGTAATTATAAACTGTGCTGGATTAATTCCTCAACGTAATTTAAAATATATAAAGCCATATTATCGTATTAATTCGGTTTTTCCACATAAATTACAAAATTATTGTAATAAATATCCATGTAAATTAATTCATATCACAACAGATTGTGTTTTTTCAGGAGACAAAGGTAATTATAACGAAGCCCAATGTCCTGATCCTGTAAATACTTATGGTCGAAGCAAATACTTAGGAGAACCTTTAGATGCTTGTGTTATTAGAACATCGATCATTGGAGAAGAAATAAATAATAAAAAAAGCTTATTAGAATGGGTAAAATTACAAACAATTATAAATGGTTTTTTAAATCATATATGGAATGGTGTAACTTGTTTAAAATTATCCGAAATTGTACAAGAAATAATACAAAAAAAGTTATTTTGGAAAGGTATTCGTCATATACACTCTCCGAATAGTGTTTCTAAATTTCATTTATGTAAAATGATTAGAGATATATATAAATTAAATATCAATATTTTATCTATAGATGCTCCAACAAAAATTGATCGTACCTTATCAACCCTTTATCCAATGTTTTCAATTGAATCTATTGAAGATCAATTAAAGAAACAAAAAGAATTTCACTTATGCAAGATAAACATTTAATATTAATTATCTCTGCGATTTCTACATGTGATAAACCATTAGCTTATACACCAACACGCTCTGCGTTTACACATCAACAACGTTTTGAACAATCTCTTCGTACAATTGAAAATATAAAATTAAATATTCCAAATGCGTATATAGTATTCGTAGAAGGAACATGTATTTCAACCGAAATGATTGATTTGATTAAAGAGCGTGTGGATTTCTTTTACCCAGCGTATGAAGATTCTATCGTATATGAACATGTGAATGGTGAACATAAAGGTATGGGTGAAGCCAGTTCAATCTTGTCTTATTTAAAATCATCTCATTTTAATACTATAAATGAAGACTGTTTGTCTATCACAAAGATTTCTGGAAGATATTATCCTTGTCAAGGATTTACTTGGGAATATTTTCAAGACGGTTTGCTCTGCCATATTAAATTTGATAATCCACATCATAGTACTCGCATATGGATGTCAACAATGTTTTACACCGTTGGATATAAAAGCATTCCTTTATATATTAAATCTTTAGAAGAATGTATTAATAACCAAGAACTTCAAAATGGTATTGCATTTGAACATGTATTACCAAATTGTTTCAAAAATAATAATATTAAAATAATACAGAAAATTCCATTCCATGTAGGTGGTGAATATGGACCATGGGGTGGATATGTAGAGCATTAAGAATATCTTAAAAATCGGGATGTAAATAAAGATTATTTTCTTCACAAAACTGAAATAAATCTCTTAAACTTATCAATTCTTTTTTCGTAATTTTATAAAGATCATCGTCATGTGAATCATTATAGTCTTTAATATAGTCACGTACATCAATTTCATCCGTAAAGTCAAGGGTGGTTACTAAGTTTAAAAAATTAGTGATTTTTACAGACATATCTCCCAAGGTAGATGGATATAATATACCAAAAAGGGACTCATTACAGATTGTATCTGTAATCATATTATATGCCTTTCCTCGAAAGGAATCACCGTCGTAACCACGTAGATAAATATCTTTAGTTTTTAATTTTTCAATAATATCATTATTTAATTCAACTCTTTTCTTGTAAATGGATAGACTATTATCCAATCCCATTTTAAATAATATTATAAATAAATGTTTAAATATCTTGTATCTATATAGATTTCTAGTGTTTAAATATCATTAATAAACCACGATGGCATCGCTCATCTGGTAGCGAATTTTTATTGAAAAGTTTGTAATGTAGTCCACGACGTTGGCATGTATAAAAAATTTCTCTTAGATTTAATAAACAATTTTCAAAAAAGTTAATATCGTGATACATAAGAATTCCTTCTTTTTCTAAAAGGTTATCATATACATAATCAAACCATTCATTTGTATGATAGTGATCCGCATCACTAAATATAAAATCGTAAGTTTTACGTGTTGAATAAATAAATTCTTTTTCACCACTTGTTACTACATTGATATCTTTTCCGTAAGATTCTAACACACCATCTGGCATTTTATAATCATGATCTACCCAATTATCTACTAATGTATATTCATAAGGTTGTTCATTAAACTTAAGAGCTGCCAAAATCGCATCTGTACTTTCACCTCCACCCAGACCTAATTCAAGTACACGTTGAGGTTTTTGACTATAAACTACACCTGAAATAGTTAAAGCATGGGCTTTATCTACCTTTACAGCATCATTATTGCGAAACATGAATTTATATAATATGTTTTCTTTAAACCATTGAATTTAAAGTATAAAGGAAAATATAGTAAAAACGTATTGAAAAAGCTTTGGATTATTTGTATGTAGCAAAGTTTAAAGCGTAAAACTATAATAAAGAAATCACACATTATGTAATATAGAAATGGATAGATTTTCTAAAATTAAACTATTTTATGATGGTACAAACGTTGAAAAATATGGAAAATATGATTGGGTAGCTGGTTTTACTACAAATACTACCTTTATGGTACAAGGAGGTAAAACAAACTATCCTGAATTCTATAATGAACATAAAGAACTTATTGGAGATCGCTGTATTTCTCTTCAAGTCTTTCGCGATGATGATATTGAAATCTTCGCTGATGCTCTAAAAATTAATGAATATGGACCTAATATCTACGTAAAAGTTCCTATTGTAAAAAGCAATGGAGAATCAAACACCAATGTGATTATCAATTTACTAGAAAATGGTATTAAAGTAAATGTCACTGCTGTATTTAGTCCACATCAAGTAGTAGATCTATACCATAAGGTACTTGATCTTATTGTAAATAACATTAAAACCCCTATGATTGTATCTGTATTCGCTGGTCGTATTTCAGATACATGTGTAAATCCGAATAATATTGTTCGTTTCGTTTGCCAACTCTTTAAACCCCATGATAATGTCGAGATTCTATGGGCTGGTTGCAAGGAAACTCTTTCAATTCAACATGCGATTGATACAGGATGCCATATTATTACAATTCCTGATAGTATTCTAGATCGTATTGGTCGCGTTGGTAAAGATCTAGTGGAATTCTCACAAGAAACCGCCAGTGGTTTTAACAAAGATGGACAAGGAGCTTCTATTATCTTGTAAAGTAAAATAAAGTTCTTTCAATGGTTTAAACAAAATCCTTTTATTTATTTTTATGGAATTATATTCAGAACGTAGTAACTGTATCTTTTGTCAATCTGCCCAATTAAAAACACAATGGGAAACCAATTATACAATCCCATTAGGATGCTATGTTATCCCAGATATATCTAAAGAATGCTATTCAATGCCATTTAATGTATTAGAATGCGAAGCATGCCATATGGTACAAACAAAATACTTAGGTAATCAAGAAATTATTTACGATTATAATGCGAATGCTCATGGTACAATTCGTAGTACGATGAATACTAAATTTGCTGATTTTGTATCTTCATTTCAAAGAAGCCTATCAATCCTCGAAATAGGTGGTGGGAATGGTGGTTTATCTGAATTAATTTTAGAGAAAAATTCTAATATTAGTTATACAATCGTTGACCCAACGTATTCTGGATCTAATGAGAATCGTACCATTATTCGCAATTTTATAGAACAAGTCCCAGAAGAAACACTTGCTACACAGTCTATTATTGTTATGTCTCATGTTTTTGAACACTTTTATGAACCCATAAAAATCCTTGAATTATTTGAAAAATATGAAAATATTCAATATATTTATTTAAATATGCCTGATTTGGAAAGTTATGTTACCAAAGACAACTATCACGTATTAAATCCTGAACACATATATTATATTGAAAAAAATTATTTAATGGCTTTATTTGAAAAATATGGCTTTGAAACACAAAAATATTCTTACCATGAGAATCATTCTATTTTCTATGAATTTAAACGTATGAATCCTCATCATCCGCCCTCGTATCCATTAATGAATATAAATGCGACCGCTGATATTGCTGGATATTTTCAACGTATATTAGATCGTATTGAAAATATTAATAAAGTTTTAGATGAAAATAAAGATGTACCTTTCTATATCTGGCCTTGCTCTATGCATACGATTTATCTATTTGCTTTGGGATTAGATGAATCAAAAGTAACTGCTATATTAGATAATTCACCTCATAAGATTGGTCAATACTTATATGGATCTAAAAAACAATGTATTTCATTCCAAGAAATTGTTGAATCCGAAGATAAAGCAGTTATCTTACTAAATGGAGGATGCTATAACGAAGAAATCAAAAATAAAGAGTACCCAAATAAAATATTTATATAAATATAAAGAATATAATAAAAAGATTACATTTAATTAATATCATTATAATAAGATATACTATTTGTATTTAAGAATATGAAAGTACATTATATATATATTTGATACTTGTTATCATGGACGCTCAGGACGCTCGTCATGGCACCGCTAAGCGCCTATACAGCATTGGCGCCTACACAGCTTTCAGCAATATATTTTATATCGAGGTGCTTGCTGATGAGCATGATGAGAATGCGCTTATCTACCGGCTGACAACGCTCGATGATAAAGGATATATACAGGGCACATGGCGATTTGATACTGTTCCTGACGTTCTATTAAAAATGGAGAAGCGATTGGTTTCGCTAGGTTCCGAGGTTCGTGACGGCACACTTTATGGTCCTCACTTGGCCCGTCTTGATATAACTAACGGCGTGAGGAACTTAGATACTGGCACGAGCTTACAGGAAAACGAGACTGTCGAGTATAATTTACATGTGGATGGGGATATTGGAGAAGAACTTGCTTGGCTCAAACGCTTTCTTTGCTAGGGGAACACATGCTTCCATGCTTATTTTTGATTATTGAGGTCTTTCGCATCTTCCCATCAATTTTTAACAGTGGCATTTTTGTAACTACCAGGTAAAATGCCACAGGATAAGACCATACCATACCAGTAAGAAAAGCACCTAAATCACCCAGTTCCTACGAAAGTGTAAACTCAAAGTATACGCCTTTAAATCTGCGTTTCTATAGTAAAGTGGACTGCAATTCCTTATTATAATTAAGCTTATGTAAAATATAAAATGTAAAAGTTTTAATTTTACTGTTTTATATTTTTTATTTTTTTATGTTTTAATAAAAGTTCATACGAGTCCGCAGTTCAGACTGACCATCCTTGTATACCATCACATGCTCATCCACAATAACTTCAGCTGCGATATCCATTTGAAGAAGCATCTTTGCTGTGCGCGTGCTATAATAATATAGCTTCTGACAGTAACCCTCGTACTTCTCAAAACTCATCTCATCCTTCAACATGTCATAGCTGGCAACCATATAATAAATTTGATATGTGCGCTCATCAGCTTCCTCCTCAGCACCAGTGTTAATTTTCTTGATCCAGTAATCATCAAACTGGATAAATCCCCTATTCGCATAGGTCTCAAACAACTTCATCAGATTATTACAAATCCGGTCGGGAATCATAGTCTTCTCCATGATTGAATAGAGTTGTTTTGAGTAGTTGAGATGATTTACTTTGTTGTACTCGATTGTGTATAATAATATTACAATTATACAAATCAATTTTTTCGAAATTCATAATAAAATTTAAAATTTTTTGTAACATAAAACTACTTCATTTCTTCCCGCATACACATAAATTCACGTAATAGTCGATCACGACATAACTTATATTCAGGATTACTATTTGCTTCTTTAAAGGCTCTTACAATTTTACGAGCTGCAATATATTCTCGAATAATGTTTTCTTCCGAAAATTTAAATATATTTGGATGTAAACTTAAACAAGACCAATCCCATGGTTTATCTAAATTATTTTTTACTATATCATAAGTAATATTTCGATTTATAGATATTTTATTCCAATCCCATGGCATATTAGGATTTGATTGAATGATTTCCCATGTTATATTAGGGTGCCTGCTTAAATAGTACCAATACCATGTCTTATCTGGATTTTCTTGAATAATTTCCCATGTTATATTTTTATTTTTAGATACATAAAACCATTCCCATGGCTTATCTGGATTTTCTTGAATAATTTCCCATGTTATATTTGGATTTTCACTTAACGAATACCAATTCCATGGCTTATCTGAATTCGCTTGAACAATTTCCCAAGTTATATTTGGATTTTTACTTAATTCCCACCAATTCATTAAATCATTTGGTTGTGTTTTAATAATTTCCCAAGTTATATCTGGTCTACAACTTAAATTCATCCAATCCCAAGGTTTATCAGGATTTTCTAAAATTTCTGTCCATGTAATACTTGGATTACTGCTTAACTGTGACCAATCCCATGGTTGATTCATATTTTCAGTGACTATTTTATAAGTTATATTTCGATTACGACTAACACCCCACCAGTCCCATGGTTTGTCTAAATTTGCTTGAATAAAGTTCCATGTATTATTTGGATTTAAGCTTAATACTCGTTTATCCCATAATTTATCTAAATTATTTTCAATATTTTTCCAAGTTATACTTGGATTATAACTAAGAGCTACCCAACACCATGGTTTATCTAAATTTGCTTGAACAATATCCCATGTAATATTTCCATTATAACTTAAACTATTCCAATCCCATGGAATAGAAGAATTATTTAATATATTTAAAATTAATTCTTTTCTTTTACATTTAACATAACCTTCAAGTGTCATTTTTATACGATTGTCATTACTTTTTAATAGTTATAATATCAAATTTTTAAGAATTTATATAAATTAATTTAAAAAGATATAGTCGTATAAAATTATGGAAACGCTTTTTTCAAATGTACGTTACTGTCATGAATCTGGATGGCTAGTAATTAATGAATGGGTATTCGGTGCTTCTTATCAAATGCATTGTACCGCATCTAAAAACACCTGTCCGATTAATTTTAGCTTCATATGTTCTCGTAGTTCAGGAGCGAGTGATTATATCGCAGAATGGTGGCAGGTCAATAACAAATATCAATTAAAGTGGATCGCATACCATGAAATGAATGATGTCACTTTACGTGATGATGGGACATTAATAAAAGAAGTTGATACCATTCATCAGGTATTAGTATATTGTTTCACACATTTACACCCAGATTTAGATTAATCTAATATTATAAAGGTTAAAATAGATCTAAGAAAATACAACATTAAAAGTTTAATAATGGGTGCTGGTCAAAGTACACGATCTATACCTGATTATGTTTATGTATTTATAAAAGTAAACGATGAAGGAAACGTTCATTTAGATCTATTTGTATATAATACAGAAAATGCTTTAAAACTTCGCATTTTTATGAGAGAAAAAGAAGATACAAGTGATTTATTACCATGTGATTATTGGAATGAATAATATATTACACCCTTAAACATAAAACATAAATAAACAACGAACCCCTTTTTTCAATAGGGAGTTTGAATTCAACTGTTCAGGAAGATTTTGGCAAAATTGGTTTTCTATTTGTAGCTACAAATATATTAATACTCTAAAATATAATAAAATAAATTATAAAACTATATACTATTATGATATATTAATTAAATATAACTATATTATAAAATTACATATCAATTATAAATTACGCTACAAACAAAGGAACAATAACCCCCTTTTTTCAATAGGGAGTTTGAAATCAACTGTTTAGAAAGAATTAGTGGAAATTGGTTTTCTATTTGTAGCTACAAATATATAGATACCTTGAAATATAATAAAATAAATTATAAAAACTATATACTATTATGATAATATAAATGTACAGTAAATAAAGGTATATAATACTGTAGCTACATAGAAAATAAAGGAATAAGAGGGCTTCTTTTTTCAATCGTTTCTCTAAATTGTTAATCTCGATTTCAAAATATACTTTTTAAAAAAAACACACACATGCTCATGAGCAACAAAATCAACCTTAAAATTATGGTATATGTATTTTACTTAAAGATTAATTTCTCAAACTATATAAGGTAATATGCTCACTTGCTCACATTGTACATATTCAACAAATAGAGCCTATAATTTTAAAAGACATATAAATATACACCATAATCAATGTAATAATATAATAGAAAATAATATGGATAGTAACAATCAAATAATCACAAATGTAACCCTTGAAGACAATAATGTAACCCTTGAAGACAATAATGTAACCCTTGAAGACAATAATGTAACCCGTGAAGACAATAATGTAACCCTTGAAGACAATAATATATGTCATAATATTTTAAATGTTTACCCTAACCAGAATCATAGTAATAAATATATATATTGTAATGAAACAAAAAGGTATAAATGTGATGGATGTTATAAAACATTTGTTAAAAAAATATCAATAAAAACTCATATTTGTAAAAAAATAAATAGTCCATATGAATGTCCAAATTGTCATCTTGTTTTATCAGGTCGTAATTGTAAATCAAAACATCTAAAACACTGTTTATCAAAAGAGTTAATTGTAGTTGAAAAAAAAGATACTATCACAGTACCAAATCAATCAAATAATATTATTAATCAAAATGCTAAAATTATTAATAATACAAATAATACAATAAACAATAATATAGTAGTATTTCATTTTGATAATAATCCTATACAATTACAGTATGATCATCTTTCACAACAAATGATAAAACAAATGTTTTTTAATACATATTCAATGGAAGGAATTCGAAATTATGCCCATGAGGTTTTACAACGTCCTGAAAATAGATGTGTTAAGAAAAAACATATACGTGATAAACATTCATATGTTCATATTGGTGACAATAAATGGGAATCTCGTATAGATAATGAAGTATTTTCAAGATTAACATATAATATATCATCAAACCTTTTAGAATATATAGAAGAAGCTCAGCGTAAGGTACACTTTTCAGAACGTCTAGGTAAAATATTAAATGATATAGTATGTGAGAAAAACCCTCACTATAAGCAAACTATAGACCGTATCAAATTAATAGTATTAGATTATAGTGAATCTTTATTATTAAAAGATAAGTAATACTCTTTTTTATTTAGCAGTTTAAATCCAACTATTCAAAAAGAATTAGCGAAAATTAGTTTTCTATTTGTAGCTAACACATAAAACAAAAGGCTTCTTTTTTTATCATTTCTCTAAATTGTTAATTTCAATTTCAAAATATATATTTTAAAAAAAACACACACATGCTCATGAGCAATGCGAGCAACCTTAAAATCATGGTATCTATATTTCATTTTAAAACCACTTTTTCACACTATATAATGTAATATACTCACTTGCTCTCATTGTACATATTTATTGAATTGATTATATAATTTTAAAAGATATATAAATATACATCATAATCTATATAACAATATAACAAAAATAGTATAAATAGTAATAATCATATAGTCAAAAATGTATGCCCAAAAGTCAAAAATGTATGCCCAAAAGTCAAAAATGTATCCCTAAAAGTCAAAAATGTATGCCCAAAAGTCAAAAATGTATCCCTAAAAGTCAAAAATGTATGCCATATAACATTAATTCGAATTTAAATAAATAATAAAATAAATACACTGTTATGATAATATAAATTAAAATAACTATACTATAACATAATTAACTATTAAAATTACGCTACAAACAAAGGAACAATGAATCCCTTTTTTCAATAGGAAGTTTGAATTCAACTATTCAAAGAGAATTAGCGAAAATTGATTTTCTATTTGTAGCTACAAAAGATAAATTAAAGAAATATAAATAAAGAAATATAAAATGATATGTGACATTAAATATAGTAACATTTTTTTAAAAAGATATTCATTTGAATATATATACCTATTCGATCGACCTATTGTAGAAGGTATTAACTATTATGAAATAGGAATCAAAGTTAATTCAAATAAGGGATGTATAACTGATAAATTTAATTTAGGTTATCATTATATTAATGAAGAAGGACTTAAAGGTATTCTATTCCCTTTTATTCAAAATGAATCGTTATATGATATGATAATTAATAATTTTTATAAAGATAAATCACCTATGAATGAAGTTTATTTAGGTATTGAAAATAATAAAAAGGAAATTTATTTTGGTTATCAAAAAAATGGTTATATGATTGGTAAATCAATAAATCTAGATAATTTAGAAGAATGTTATTATAAAGAAGTTAAATATTCTCGCAGTGATTTATATGATATTTTAGAGAAAGAATTTAACGAAGAAATGAAAGGTTTGTTGAAAGAATTATTATATAATTATTCTAAAAAGTGTGATAACATACCAGAATATGATAAAATATCAGTGGATTATAAATTTAACTATTATATTGCTATATACAATCATTTAACAAATGATCTATTTAATCTTGTTACTTTAATATTAAAAAATATCAATATAAATTGTGATAAAGAAATTATTGAATATTTTAATATGTATAAAGATGCTCGTATTATATCATATGTACGACTAAGTAAAACAATAACAAACGAATTAAGTTGTACTGTTTATTTACGTTTTTAAACCATTTAAAGTTTCAATAGTTTAAATCTAAATATATATTAATATTAATGAATCAATATATTCATAAGATTAAATGGAATCGTATAGAAAATATGCCTTTTCCTTATTATGTAATTTCATTAAATGTTCCATGGCATAAATTATCTTATTTAACTGAGAAAATACGTGATCATGAGATTGATATTCGTAAAGCATATATTGAAAAAAACAAAACAATTTTATATTTAAAAGAAAAAAAAGAAAAACCCTTGTCTAATTTAAAAAGAGCATTAGTTAGTGAAATCATGAATAATGGATATAATGATTACGATTATGATTTAGATGAAACACTTAGAATAAAAATCCCATGTGACACAGAAATTCAAATATATTCAAGACCAAATATTGATTATACAACCCTTGAATTTTCATGTAAAGATCGCATTGGATTATTATCAGATATGATGAAGTTAATATCTTCATTTCCATATGAATTAAATAAAGGATATATTAGCACCATTGGACCTTATGCACATAATCTTTTTTTCCTTCAAAATAATAATAAAGCATTAAATAAAAATGATATAATGTATATTTCAAACGTTTTCGAATATGAAATTAAAGAATGTATTATCCAATCAAACATTCATGATTTAAGTATATAAAAATTGAAAAGTGTAAAACTTGTTATATTATATAATATGGGTAACTTCTGCAGCTTTACACATCCTGAAGACACTGCTTCACCTATTCCAATAAGTCCCGCTCATGAAGAGGAAATAATGGATGCTTTGAAAAAACTACTGAATTCCCCTGATTTTAAAATGCATCGCGCAGGTGATACAATGGGTATTTACTACAGAACGACAGACAATCACAAGACGTGTTTATGGTTAGACGCGTGGACAACACCTGGTGGCGTTTCTAAAGTAGTGTATGAACCTCTTGAAAACTTTATTGAGCGCATTCGAAAAGCATCTCCCTACCCTTTTGTAGTGAAAATTCAGGCATGTCGCGGGCACATAAACGATTTTACTCATATGTATGAAGGGGCATTTCGACGTATTTATCGCTTTATGCATACACACATGCTGTCTATTTCGTTTGTTTATCCTTCAGAAGTGTCCACTTAAAGTAATAAAATGGTTCTTAAGTATATAAAATAAAAAATTGAAAATATGTTTATAAAAACATATATAAACTAATTCATATTATTAAAATGGTATCAACTATTATCTATTTTGTGATGAACAAAAATTACAATAATCTTTATCAAAAGTATACAGTGTCCCTATCACCATTTAATGCGGATGGTCATGATTTGCGTCAATATACTGATGTTCAAGAATTGACTGTTCCGTATGATATTAAAGAAGGTGATACTATTTTTATTGTAATTAAGAAAGATGGACAATGTATTAGCAATATTGAACCATATTCTAACGAAAATGATAGTCCTAAAATTGTAAATAAAGATGAACTCGCATATACAACAAATATTTCATTTAATTCCGATTATGGTGTATTGTAAAATAAAAATTGAATTATCGTTAATAAATTAAAAGATATAAATCATAGAAATGTCTTCTACGTTGATTTCTGAATCTGCTAATCAATCAAGCAGGCATCAAGAGAATTTAAAAAAAATTTTACACATGCTTTATCGGCTGGAAACTCTCATTGAATCTACAACTGGTCATAGTTGGGACAATAAGACATGTGAGATTCAATTTAATGAAAAAAAGGCAGAACATCTGATTAATAAAACTATTCAATTCACGAGTTCGTTAATTGATGATGACGAATCCGAAGATGACACTGTTGATGAAGCATTTCTGGCGAAAATGTACGGCAAACTGTCACTCAAGGAGCTTAGTGAGTAAACCTTATATTAATTATTATGAGTTTGAAAAGGTATCACTTTTGTAAAAAAAGAATGGCAAAAAATAAATAATTTTATTTTTCAATATAAATACATTATTTTATAGAATATAATAAAAATTGAATTATCGTTAATAAATAAGTATATAATATAAATTTGGTTGTTAAATAAATAATAATGACTGCTTCTGATGATATTAATTATTATAAGGAATTTGAAAAGAAATATAACTGTGCGGAAAAAGAAGTTAAAAAAGATGTTACTCTTGTAAAAAAAGACTGGCAAAAAAGAATTAATAAAGCTTATAAGAAATTTGAAAAGTCACAAAATAAAGAGAATGAAAATGAACTTCTTGAACTTTTAAAACATGGTGATAAAGCAGTTAACCAAGCTGATAAGGATGCCAAAAAATCACTTAAACTAATTAAAAATATTTTACATTGTCAACTAAAGAAACTTCTTAAAAAGTAATTATTTATAATAATATTCAAATTAATAATTTAAGCATATATTTTTATATTTTGTTTTTTGGGTTTATGGAATTTTAAAAATTGATGAATTAAATGATACTATAACTATAATTACATAATAAATACTTAATAAATACTTAATAAAATATTGAATTCATTTTGTAATGAATTTACCAATGGTTGTTAATTGGATAAATATAACTGCTGATAATCTTAAAATACTTTTAATAAACGAAAAAAATCCAGAAAAAATTAAACAAATTTATAATGAATTATTTAAGTTTTCTCGTATGATGATTGATCTTACAGAGGAAGTTAAATATTTAAATAAAGAACCTATTCCTGTTAAAAATGTTACTCCTAAAAAAGAAAAAAAAATCATAAATAAGCATGTTACTAATAATCAAAATATAAATACTTTAAAATTTAATTTAAGTGAGTTTTATTATGATGTTATGGATTGTAAAAATATTCGACATACAGCACTTACAAACGCATGGTTTGCGAATGGAGCTAATAATGAAGCATCTGAAAAAATAATGGACGCTTTAAGCAATATTGAAATTGAAACCTTACTTTTTAATCATGAAAAAGAAGAACGATCAAATGTACTTTTGAATATCCGTATAGATATTTCATATATATATCATATTGAATATGATAAAAAGTATGGATTGATTGTATAAATAAAAATTATATTAAGGTTAGGTTCGTTCGGTTATTATTATTTTTATATTTTTATATTTTATATCTATTTAAAACGGTCTATTATTTTTTAGATAAATGCGTGTATTACATTTATCCTTTCATTATGGTTGTATCAGTGACTTACAAACAGTTTTTACAAAGCTAAACTGCGATGTAACACATCACTTTGTTAAAGACTTAATTCCCTATAATATTACAGAACCCATTGCCCGATCAATTTGGAACAAAAACAAAGAAGAATATAACAAATATGATATTATTTTAACTTCAGATACAGTCGCCCTGTCCTATATATTTTTATTGCATTTAAATGAAATGGTTCCACATTTAATTATTTTGAATTGTAATCGTTTTAATTACGCAATGGATAATGAATCCAAGTTTTTACAATTATTAAGAACCGTACAAAGCAATGGTAAATTTTTAAATAAAGTTACTTATTTACCCTATACTGAATTTGAAAGAGTTTGGTGTGGTAAACATCATATATTTTTACACGAGCGCGCCATCATGCCCGTGGGTAAATATGAGAAACATATAAATGATCCTTCTATTATCTTAGAATGCTTTAAACCAACCATTACGAAATACCGTACAAAAGAATTAGCCGATACAATATTTTTACAGAATTACCATAATCATCATTCTTTTATGGATCTATCAAAATATTTAGCAGATCATGAGATTTCGGTTGATTTTGGTAGCTACGCGAATTTATCTGAATTAGATGCGTATAAAGCAATTGTTGTACTACCCGACCAGTTTTCGAAATACTTTACCTTTGAATCGATTCAACAAGGTTTAATTATAATTATGCCTTCTCCTAAGTTTTTGATGGAATTGGTAATGAAACATGGCTATTATTTTAACGTACAAGGATCCTGTGGACAATTAACAGCAGAATATATTAATTTATGCGAATGGTGTAAATATCCGGAGACTCGTATATATTTTGATTCCTTTGAAGAAATGATTGAAAAAATAAAAAATTTAGATGAAAAAACCATGAAAGTTAAGAAACAATGGTGTCAATTTTATAGCAAAGTGATTGAAGAAGAACATCTGACTCAATGGAAGAATATTTTAAATAAAATACATTTACATAAACAAAATGAAATGGTGGTCATGGATTAATCAAAATTTTGAATGGATGTTTTTAACTTTAGCTACTTATCGTTTCGCATATCGTCCAAATGAAATATTTTTATTGAAATTATCACTAGTATTAATAACCGTTTTTGTATTAAAGTACACGATTGGACGTGAAAGACCTAATAAAAAAGATACCCTCAGTTTTCCAAGTGGACATTCTGCCCTTGCTTGGTTTTTAGCATGGGAATATAACCATCCAATTATATATCTTTGGGCATGTTCCGTTTCTTACGCTCGTGTGAAAGAATATTATCATTGGTGGTCTGATGTTATTTTTAGTATTGGCTTAACATATTATATTAATTTCTTCTTTGAAAGGTAAGTGTATAAAGGATGGTAAAATCGGTCTATCCCGCGTTGGAAGATCCGATATTTGCTGAAAAAATTAGTCAAATCGAAGATTTTAAAATATTTAATATACCAAAAAGCAGGGTTTATAAAAATAAAGAAGAATACGAAGAACGTGTTCAACAAATGTGTCAATTTGAAAAGACATATTATCAGCATTTCGTGAGTCAATATATATCAAGACGGTCTCCTTATAAAAGTTTATTACTTTATCATGGTTTAGGAAGCGGTAAAACATGTAGTGCTATTACTATTGCGGAAGCATTTTCTCAAGAACAACGTTTATACAGTGAACCAAATATTTGGATCATTTCACGTAAAGCATTAAAAGGATCTTTTGAACAAGAAATTTTTAGAACACTTTATTTAATTACAAAGCCCCAAAAAAGAGATATCCGTGATCAATGTACTGGCGATGCTTATTTACAATTAATTCCAAATGTTACTGAAATGGAACAAGATAAATTACTACAAAGACTTCAAAAAACGATTCGTAGTAAATATCAATTCTTTGGCTATGATCAATTTGCAAATACAATTGATAAACTAAAAGAGGAAGGTAAATTGGAAGAAATAATTAAAAATAAAATTATTATCATTGATGAAGCACATAATTTAAGAAATGTAGAAAAAGCAGGTGACAAACATAAAAAGATTGTAGAACCCTTAATGGATGTATTACAAAAAGGTACAAATAACCGTCTTATTTTATTATCAGCTACGCCTATGTATAATGAGGCAGAAGAAATGTTATGGTTACTTTCTTTATTGTTAACAAATGATCGCCGTGATAAAATATTAAGCCCTTATAATCTTCCTAGTTTCTACTCAGCTTCTGGAAAACCAAATAAAGAATTATTTAAATTATGTGGTAAATTAAGTCAAAATTATATTTCATATATCAAAGGTAATAATCCCTTTACTTTTGCGATTCGCTTACCAGCTCCAGAAGAAGAGGTAACCTTTTTAAAAGAAGTACCTCAAATAGTACTTTCTGGAAAACCTCTTGAGAAACATGAAGCAAATTGGCTGACATGGATTCGAGATGGGTTAGTAATATCTACATTGGGAAAAACACAGATAGATGCGATAGAAACAAAAACGACTAAAAAGCATTCATCGGCAACTTTACGACAAATGAATATATTTGCGTATCGTAAATTATTAGGTAAAGACAATTATGAGTATAGAGATGGTAAAGAAGCTTTGAATTCTATTTTTAAGCGTGCGGATGATTTAGAATCGATTCAATATGTATATCAAAATCAGAAAGAACCTATATTTGATCCTGAATATGGTGCCCTGGGTGATTTTGCATGTAAATTAAAAACACTGAGTGATTTAATTCGTAATTCAGAGGGAATTGTTCTAATCTATTCAATGTTTATATGGGGTGGTATTGTACCAACCGCAATGGTATTAGAACATATGGGTTTATCTCGTTATAAAGAACGTGATTTCTTAAAAATGAATCGTAAAGTCACAAATCAAGTTAATTATGAAGGTATATTAAAACCAACTTATTGTATTTTATCAAGTGAAAGTGATAAAGAATTAATGGGAACTTCTAAAATTGATGATTTATTAAAAGATATTAATCTAGACGCAAATAGAAATGGTGAAATTATTAAAGTCATTCTCATTTCCCCTGTAGCAGGTGAGGGTTTATCTTTTAAAAACATTCGCGAAATGCATGTCTTAGATCCATGGTATCATTTAAATAATCAAGAACAAGCAATTGGACGTGCGATTCGTAATTGTTCCCATTCTGATTTACCCCTTGAAAAACGCAATGTTACAGTGTTTTTACATGCGACTGTATTTCCAAATAATCTAAAAGAGACGTCTGATTTACATGCTTATCGTTTAGCATCTTTGAAATATCAGCAAATTCAAGCGGTTGATCAAGTCATTAAAGAAAATGCCGTAGATTGTATGTTAATGAAAAATGTAAATTACTACGGTAAGGAATTATTTGATTTTAAAGTAATGTTATATACGTCAAGAGGACGTCAAATACCATATCAATATGGAGATTTACTAAAAGATGATATAAAATGTGTAAATACAAATTATAAGGTTCATGATACAAGATCTTTCCGCGAAGAAAGTTATGAAGGATTTATACCAACTCTTCAACAAAAATTACGTAAATATTTAGAAAAAGAATATCGTACAAATTCGAAGAAATCTTATAGTTATGAGGAGATTGTTGAAATTATTCACCCAAATATTGAGATTTCGACTAAAGTATTAGAAGCATCATTAATGCCTTACCGTTTATGGGAGAACAAGGTATTAATTTATCATTATAATTCCTTTATTATTAGTGAAATGGATAAAAAGATTCCAATTACTTCAAGAATACAATTATTACAAGATTTAAAGAAAGATGAAGAAGTAGTGGTTGAATGTTCATTACACACAATTTTTGAACAATTAGACAAGGATACGATGGAGGTAGCTATTTTAAAAGTATATCAAGCATTAGATTCAAAATGTTGGAAACAATTTGCGGAAGAAATGATTCAAATGCCTACCAGTCGAGTTTCTTCAAAATTACAAAAGGCTTTATCAATATTAGAATTACAGGGGGCATTTATTATGAAAACCGAAATTACATCATTATCACCATCAATATACAGTGGTTATGTTAATTTATTTTCAGATGAAGAGAAGTTTGAAATAATTATATGGGATTCAAATGAATATCGCGAAGCCACTGATAGTGAGATGTCTCGTATACAAAAATTGCGCAAGGCAACACCTTTTACAAATCCTACAAAAGTTCGCATTACAGATACAATTGGATTTGTTCAACGCTACAAAGGTAAAGAACCGAATGCTCCTTATCGTTTTCAATTTAAATTAGGATTTAATAATGAAAAAGGAAAAAGATCAGGAGTGGTATGTGAAACATTAAAGAAACCCCAAATTCAAGAAGAGTTAAAGAAATTTAATATTGAAAATAAAGCAAATGTATCTCAATTATGTTTTGCTTTAATGTTAGAATTAATAAAATCAAAACGTTTTTGGCTACCTGCTATTTATAAGCCAAAATAAATAGATCTAAAAAAATGATTTCTTTTTATATATAGTGTATTAGAGAAAGGATAGATTCAATATGTTGTTTTTACCTATTAAATTTAAAACAACTATACAACTTTATCCAGAGGAAATGGATGCCAAGTTTCAAGAGCGTATTTTAGAAAAATTAAATGAAGAGTACGAAGGAGTTTGTAGTAAATACGGCTATATTAAACCTAAATCGATTGAAATTATTAAAAGATCATGTGGTTCTCTTCAAAAAGCTTATTTTAATGGAAGCATTCGTTTTGAATTGCTATGTAGAGCAGAGGTATGTAATCCAGTTCAAGAAAGCGTCGTTGAAGCAATTGTTAAAAACAAGAATCAACTAGGTATTCTTGCGGAAAGCTATGTTGAATTTAATAATGAACAAATCGCAATTCTAGATATCATTATTCCTATTAAATCCGCAGGTATCATTTCTCAAGTAAATCTAGAACAAATTCAAATTGGAGATCTTATTCACGTGGAGGTTATGGGAAAGAAATATCAAATGAAAGATCGTAAAATCTCAATTATTGGACGTGTAATTATACCTGGACAAATAAAGGGTACAGAAGTTATCGTAGAAGAAGAAGAAGTTGAACCAAACCAAGATGATGATGATTTTGTAAACCTAGAAGCTGAAAAGAAAGGTATTCTAGGAGAGGAAGAAAGTGAAGAAGAAGAGGAAGAATCTGAAGAAGAAGAGGATGACGATGAGTTTGTAGAAGGGGAAGAATATGATGATGATATTGGAGATGGAGATGAAGAATATGGAGACGATGAAGATGGCGATGCTATTCCTTGATTAAATTCTAAAAAGGGTTTAAACATCTTAATGGATAATTAAGTTATTTAATGTCTTCTCAAGAACGTTATAGACGTATCGAATCAATGATAAAAAATTTAAGTTCGACACAAATTGAAGAATTATTTAAAATTTTTCAGAGAAATAAATGTCAATATACAATTAACAATAATGGAATATTTTTGAATTTATCGTGGGTATCAAATGATATTCTTACAGAAATAGAAAGATTTATTACTTTTTGTTTAGAATCAAAAGAACAATTAGATAAATATGAAGCTATTTATCAAAATTTAAATAAAAATTTTAAAGAGCCTATTTTAGTAACGGAATTAGATGAAAAAGAACAAAATATTCCTCCAGAAGAGATTGCTGTAATTCTTTCAGAACAAAAGAAAATACCATCACGTATTTCATCCAGTATGAAATATTATTTATTTAAAAAGAAATTTTCAAAAAACATAATCCCATCTTTAAGTATTCAATACGTAAAAGACGGTTTAGTTAAGGAAACACCCATTTTTTGATTTTATTTGATTTATTTTATTTTTGTTTTTAATTTTATAAAAAGAAAATTTGAAAATACTACATAAACATTTAATAGATAAGAAAAATAACCTTACAATGAATCATAACAATGAACAACAACAACAACCTACATTAGATACATATGTAAAGAAACTTCCATTTCAAAAAGATACATTGATCGAATATATGCCTAAATGGGAGCAATCGATTAATTATAATGTAAAGGATAATGCTATTTTAAAAGTAGAAAGACTATTTCTATCATTTCATAAAGAAAATAAAGAAATTTATTCAAATACAGCAAACTTAATTAGTCATAATATTAGTTTTTGGAATATTGTATGTAAATATGTTGATGAAACTCATTCATTGATATCTAAATCATATCAACAAGCAAATCGTTCTTTTTTGATGACACAAATAAAAGAATTAGTGGTTCATCAAGATGTTAAAAAGTACCTATCTAGTCGTAGAATGTATCCCATTCTTGAAATGCTAGATCATTCGAACTGCGAATTTACTAAAAAACATCGTAAAGCATGTGGATTTTTTCTGGCATTTTTCCTAGAACGTAATATTCAAATTGAAGATGAATTATTTACTTATTATTTGAATACATCAACTGATAATATTATCCGAATTAATCGGAACGCATCTGGTTTTTGGTACGATGAAATACTAGATAAAAAATGAGGTTCTTATTAAAGAAATCTTGTTATAATATTACAGGAATGAATGTATCTAAAGAAAAGGTTTATAATGTGTTCGAACAACAAAAAGAACATATAAATAACGAAGATACATGGATCTGGAACACAATAATTAATGCTCCAGATCGCCCATGGACATCTAAGGATGCTAGTCTATGGCTAAAAGAATTTCATCAATACTCTGATATGGATTATGCCATGGAACTAGATATTCTTGAGGTGGAAACAGTTGAAGGAAATCTTATACTAGAAATTGAAAATATTACACATATTTCAAATTATTGTCAAAATGAATATTTTGAAGTTGTTCCACATAAATGGAAAGAGCGCACTCTACTGAGTGAGAAAAAGATTGAACAACATTATTCATTAAACATTCAATCTACAATAATTAAAGAACGCGTCATTGAAATTGATGAATCAACGATTGATTGGTTAAATATCGCAAAACAATATCGTCAATATAAACGTCTAGTTTATACTCATAAAAATGGATTTAAATATATTATTGAATATTCACGTGAAAATTTGGAATCTTTTTCACAAATGAAAGACGCTGACCTAGCCAGTCAAGATCCAACTGTGAATATTTATGTACAATTTAATTCTGAATCAAAAGAACAAGTCACAAATCTAATTAATCAAGTAATTCGGAATAGTATATTTTTAATGCAAATGATCACTCATGATATTTATATTATGACGATTGATGAGCAAAAAGATATTATCAAAAAATATCATAAACTCATCTCTGAAGTAAGAGATTTAAATCGATATGAAAAACAAAACCCTGTATCATTCTTTATGGCACCTAAACCAGTAACACTAGAAAAGAAAAACCTAATTGAACCAGATGTTACCTATGGTGTAACAAGTATTCAACATAATTATGCCGTTACTGACAAAGCTGATGGTGAGCGAATGCTTATGTATGTAGATGCGGTCGGTGATGTTTTTCTTATCAATAATACATTTAATGTACGTAAAACAGGTGTTAAAGTAACCTCAAATAATCTACACGAATCTTTGTTAGATGGCGAATATATTCCAAAATATCTTATGAAAGACGGTACTAAAAAAGATATCTTTGCTGTTTTTGATGTGTACTTTTACAATAATAGTTCTGTAATGAATATCCCTTTGATGACAGCTGATGATAAGCCCAGTCGTTATATGAAGATGAAATTAATGCTTCAAGAAACTTACTGGAATACAGATGATTCAAACATCCAAGTAGAAATGAAAGAGCATTATCACGCAGAAGGAAAAGATATCTTTTACAAATGTAAAGAGATTCTAGAAGATAAAAAAAGACGTTATGATATTGATGGTCTAGTATTTACACCAATTGATCTTCCAGTGTTTGCTTATTATGCGAACCAGTTTAAAAAACTTAAGGGTAAAAGTGTAGCATGGGATCGTGTATTCAAGTGGAAACCCGCTGATCAAAATACGATCGATTTCCTTGTAAAAGAACAAGATACACCCTTTATTGATACAGTCAGCAACAAAAAATACAAGAGATTCAAACTATTTACTGGATATAATGCTTCTCAATGGGAAGAAATCCCAGTATGGAAAGGTATTCAACGGGTTTTCTTCAAGGATAAAACTGTCAAGGAAGATGAGTATCTTGCGAAAGTATTCAAGCCAATTGAGAATTATAATCCCTCTGTAAGTGTTGCGTTTATTCCCACAAATCATTCTAGTCAAGCCGTAACAGATGATAATTCAGTTATTGAGGATGGTATGATTGTTGAATTTTCATACGATAAAGACGAAAAAGGACATCCATCCATGCGTTGGAAAGCAAACCGTATTCGTCATGATAAAACACGCGCCCTAAGAATGACGGGTCAACTAAGTAAAACAGCAAATGATTTGAGTGTCGCATTTAATATCTGGCACAATATTCATGATCCAGTTACATATGAACATATGATTGGACAACTTCCTGTAAACCTAGATCAAATTCCAACTGATATTGAAGAAAGACTTCTTGGAACAAACGACGTTTACTATGCTCGTGATATTCCTCGCAACCACATGTTGTCTGTTCACATGTTGAATTTCCATAATTATGGCATTAAATCTTATCTATATTCGAGACCTGAACAAAAAGATAGTATTCTTGAACTCGCTTGTGGTATGGCTGGCGATCTTCCTCGTTGGAAAGATAATCGCTATAACTTTATTCTAGGTGTTGATTTGGTTAAAAATAACATTGAAAGTCCTCAAGGATCTTACTCTCGTTACCTATATCAACGCAGTGAATTTATGAAAAAGCATCGCCATATTCAACGGGTTCATTATCCTCAAGCTCTGTTTGTTGTTGGCGATTGTGCTTTACCTCTAGAAACAGGTGAAGCAGCAAAAGGAAAAGATTATGATTCTGAAGCACTTCTAAAGCTATTATACATGGGCAAGGTTACCGAGAAATATAGTTATCTATCTCAATATCGCCTTCCAGGACGTGCTTCTCGTAAGTTTGATGTTGTTTCTTGCCAATTTGCGATTCATTATTTCTTCAAAACCAAAGAACGCCTAGATGGATTTCTACGCAATGTTTCTTATAACCTAAAACCAAATGGTAAGTTCATTCTAACTTTTATGGATGGACAAAAAGTACACCAAGCAATTAATAAAGATGGTTATGCCAAGGGAATTAAGGAAGATCATGTTGTATGGTGTATTCAAAAACAATATAAATCATTTACAAAAGCAAATGTATATGGACGCTTGATTGATGTATATCTAGAGAATACCAACCATTTCATCCCAGAATACTTGGTACATTTTGAAGTACTCAAAGAAAAAGCCAAAGAATATCATCTTGAAATTGTTGAAGATGGATTCTTTAGTGATACCTTTCAAATGTTGAAGAAACAAATGGTTGAAAATGATCCATCTCGCAATCGCTTCCTAGATGATGCCATTCGATCTCTAGACAAAGATCCTGAGCAAACACGCTTCAGTTTCCTAAATCGATGGGCTATCTTTCGTAAAATGGAAGATAGAGAAATTCAAACAATCTAAAAAAGACTTAATTGTAGTTTAGTTTATTTATATATTTCGTTTTACACCCTTGAACATTTAAAACGCCGACTTTTAGCGTAATAAATTCAAGGATTTGTGGCTTTACCCACGGCAAAATCAACGGATTGACCAACTTTCTCCCCAGTTGGGGTGAAGGTCAGCCCCTCTGTGCGTTGAAACACAGAAGGGCGTTTTTGCTCCTTTATCCAGCTATTCGCTAAATGAAGAATATTCTTTGCGGAGTTCAGGTCTCGTGTAACAAATACGGGTTGTTTGCTTTCGGAGCTTACGCACTCGTTACACACCAGACACCTGAACACCTTTTTGTTTTTGGTTTCCTGTTTTACCTTTAGATGACACAGCTCGTGATGACAATGACAACATAGCTTAGATGTTCTGAATTCATTGACGCTAACGGTTTGAAATCGTTTGGAAATCAGTTTGCGAAGCCCAACACCCTTCGTAGGCATAAAATGCTTCATTTGGGTTGTCCTGCTCCAATCACCATAAGCAATGATTGCGTTATGACCAAACACATTAGCTATCTTGTTCAAAAACCTGTCTTCGCTCTTTTGTGTATAGACAAACTGTCTCCATTTCATCTTACGGAACAGGTCTTGCTCGTAGAAGACAGATAGCTCATAGTTTAGCTTGTTTTTCTGCCGAAGATACTCTTTGAACTTGTTGTAATCTACCGTCTTACTGTTCTGCTGACTGAACTTGGTCTCTTTCTCAATAACGCCATTATGTTGTTTCTCCTTGAGAAGGATACTATGGTTTCGTTTGCTTAGGCTTTCGGTTCTTCGTTGGAATGCTGTGTATCGTAACTTGTTACCATTTCCATCAGCCATGTACAGGAGATTGAACTTCCCAGGGTCTGCTCCTACCATATTTCTTTCATGAAACCCACTGAGTTGGTCACCAGACAGTTCTTCCATGTAGTAGAAAGGATAACTGTCATCTGTAGAGCAACATGGACAAGACTTACGCCCATTGTAATTGCGATGTACAAACAATAGCGATACACCTATTCCATCGGTCTGAAGGGTAAAGTTGAAATGATAATTCTTCTGATGGAAGATACGCTTGTCAAGGTTGAATAGACGGTTCCATACCTGTTCCTGATTATCCTTTACCTTCTTCAACATAGCCCCTTTGCTACCCTTCTCTGCGAACAGATTGATGAGACTAGCTGTATCAAAGGTAATATAATGTGGTACAATAGTGTTTCGTAGGCTCATTGGTTGGAAGAGTTTGTGTCCATCCCGTTCCAGTACAAGGTTCATGTAGAAAGAGTGTGTGATGTATTTTTCGGGATGTACTTTGACATCATAAGGTAGGCTCACATCCCATGTAGTGGGTACAATATGACCTAGATGCTCTTTTGCCCATACTGTATATCTGGTAGGCACTTGTTCCTTCGCAAACACGGCATTCTTCAACGCATGTCTTTCCTTCTTAACTTCTTCCTTGGTAAGACCCTCTTCATAAACAGATGTTGTTTTGTTGATAAATCGGAGGAGACGGGTAATGAAATGCTCTTTCAGGTTATTGTGAAGACCTGTGTGTATCTGAGTTGCTAGATATGGAAGCAGAGTGGTAAAGTTCCGTAGGTCATGCTTCTCACTATGAGCGAGAAACGGCTGGAATTCCTTTGTGTAAAAGTCTTCTAGTTCTTTTTGAAGGGTCTCGTTCTCAGCCTTTTTCCCACGATTGTCCCGTGAGCCTGTTGCTCGGATACAGTACAATATGAACTTCTCGTCCAATGAAGGCATTGGTTCCATATCATGGAACTTGTAGAGGCAATACAACCGTATAAATTGATATGCCTCCGTGACAATGGAATTACAACGGAGAACCACATTGTTCAGTATGGGCTGGTAGGTTTCATAGTCTCTGAGGATAGACTTCAGCGAAGTTTTCACCGTCCGATAGGAGGATGGTTTTCGTCGCAAGTCGGGAGGCTCTTTGGATGCCTTCTTTCGTTTCATTGTAGTTGGCTTACTACTATAAACAAAGAAAATAATCTTTAAGTAGTTTTTATTCTTCGGATTGTTCTTCAGCGGGACTTTGTTCTTTTTCTTTTGCCTTCTTCTTGGCGTACATTGCCCGTCGTTGGGCGTTATATTCGTCTCTTCTTTCTGCTCGGAACTTTCGCATGTACTCGGCACTATATGCCCTTCTTTTTAGGATTTGTTCGTATGCTTTTTGGATATCGTTGTTCATATCCGTGATGTTCTCCGACATCTTCGTAGTTATCTTACTATCACAAGATATCTTTAAGTTTTTATCAGGTTGTAAGTAAGAGGAACATGCCCCACCATAAAGGAGAGGATTATAAAGAAACTGCGGTAAAACATTACCTACAAAACAAGAACCAGATAGAGACTTGTCATATATTTGGTTGTTCGCCTCGCTCATTAATGCGATGGGTAGAACGTTATCAGAAATCAGGAACAACCAAAAGAGAGAACCGACCAGCGGTTGCTTACAAGATACAGAACACGCATGTACAATACATGATAAAGCAAATACGTACCAATCCAACCATTACCATAGAAGAGCTACATACAAAATTATTGGAGGCTTTTCCAACTCTTGATATATCACGGGTACATGTGGGGCGTGTAGTGAGGGACAACAATCTTACACTAAAGCGTACCCGTCTGCGTCATGAGCCAGTACAACGCTACGGGAAACCGATTGATATCAAGGAACAACTACAAGAATTCTACAACACCATAAAGAAGTACAAGATAGATGATATGATAAGTATTGATGAGACATCATTGGGTTCGTTTATGGTTAGAAAGTACTGTAGAAACAGGATAGGAAAACGGTGTGTCCTGAAAACACATAACCAAGAGGTATTCAAGAAATACACAGGCATATTTGCGATAAGCACGTCAGGTTGTATTGGTTACGATGTATATGAGAGTGGAGGTATTGATGGGAAACGGTTAATAGAGTTTTTGGAAAACCATATACTATCAGAAGGGCAGACAGGTAAGGTGGTTATATTGGATAACGCAAGTAGCCATCGCAACCCTCATGTCAAGAAGTTTGTTCTACAAAACAACAATCTACTATATAGTGTTCCCTACCAGCACTATACCAATCCAATTGAAAACTTTTTTAGCGTATTGAAGTCTCATTTACAAAAAGAAAAATCAATTGGAAGAGATACTATTATACAGTCCATACGTACCTCACTCCAGAAAATACCCAAAAGGCATTATCGTAACTTCTTCAAGAATGCCTTTGAAAGGAAAGAAACCCCTCCAGTAAAGAAACCTTCCACAAGGGAGAAGGAGCTAAAACATTACCTTAAGTCGGCGTTTTAAATGTTCAAGGGTTTAAAATTATTATTTTAATTTTTATTTTTCCATTGTAATTATAATGGAGAAAATTGCTACGTGTATTAAAGAGCATGGAAATTGGGGATCTAAATTAACAAAAGAGCTACGTATGGATAACACTGAATATAATCCAATAAAAGTAAAAGAGGTTTTGGCAATTGCTTCTCCAAAATTAAATAAGCTTATTGAAACAATCCATGAATTAGATGCGAAAGATTTAAAGAAACATGGAAAACTTTTTAAACATTTTATTTATTCAGATATTAAATCAGCTTATGGTGCGAAGTTAATGGCTTCTATATTACAATCCGATGGGTTTCATCACGCATATCGCTTAAAAAAGACGACCCGAGGTATGTCGTTTGCTTTAGATTTAAAAAAAGAAAACAAAAATAATACATTTGCTATATTAACATCTGTTGCGTTTTATGAAAAACCGATTGGTGTTCAATTTCGTCGTGAATTATTAAAAACATATAACCAAAGACCCAGCAATAGCTATGGTGAAAATATACGTATTATTGTATTAGATTCTGGATTTCGTGAAGGAGTTGATTTATTCGATGTAAAGTATGTTCATTTAATGGAATCTATAACAACATTGAATGACCAAAAACAAGCCATTGGGCGGGCAACACGTTTCTGTGGGCAAAAAGGATTAAATTTTGATTCTGTAAAAGGCTGGCCTCTTCACGTTTATCGTTATGAAACAACTGTCCCAGAAGATATCAAAAAACATTTAGAAAAAGATTTACCGAGCATTACCCCCGCTGATGATTTTTTCCAAATGTTTTTACGTTATAGTAATATTGATCCTAAGAAAATCGCATTTGCGAATGAATTAGAACGGGTTGTTATTGCGAATGCTGCGGATAAAGAATATACTAAAAATATACATGATTTTAAAATTGGAGGTTCAAAATCAAACTATCATTGGCCGCCTGTTAAAGTTGAGAATTTATGTGTAGATCCGCCCTCTACCGCTGTTCAGGATGGAAAACCAGCAGCCGCTCCTCTTGTAACATTTAGTCCTACACAAGATTTTGTTCGTGAAAATTTTACACCTAAGAACCCGAATCATGGTATGTTATTATTTCATTCAGTGGGTACAGGGAAAACGTGTACAGCAATTGCGACAGCTTCATCGACATTTGAACAAGATGATTATACTATTTTATACGTGACTCGTTATACATTAAAACCAGATGTTTGGAAGAATATGTTTGATCAAGTATGTAGCGTAGTTGTTCAAGCCTACTTAAAATCAGGCAAAACACTACCTGAAGCTCAAGCGGCGAAATTACGATTAATTTCTAAAAAATGGATTGAACCTTTATCTTATCGTCAATTGAGTAATATGTTAGATGGAAAGAATAAATTTTCAGATAAATTATACGAGTATAATGGTCGTACAGATCCCCTTCATAAGACACTATTGATTATTGATGAAGCACATAAACTATTCGCGGCGGACGTTGAAGGTCAAGAAAAAGCAGACATAGATGTTATTCGTAAATCTTTAAATAACTCTTATGAAAAATCGGGTAAAGAAAGTGTAAAAGTATTAATGATGACAGCTACACCTTATACATCTGATGCGATGGATATGATTCGTTTAATGAATTTAATTATGAAAAATAAATTCCCAGAGGAGTTTGAAGAATTTTCAAAGACTTACTTAGATGATCAAGGTAAATTTTCAGAGGAAGGCTTAAATAAATTTAATAAAGAAATGACTGGAATGGTAAGTTATTTAAATCGTGAAAAAGATATTCGATCATTCGCATATCCTATATTTAAAGAGATCCGTGTTCCAATGTCAGATTATGGTTTCATGAATGAAATGTATCAGTATGTAAATTATAAAGCTAAATTAAATGGACAAGTAGATGATTTCATAAGTGATAGTGGTAATTATAAAAAAGATTTAGCGAAGTATGAACAGGAATTATATCAAATGGTTGAAATGGTTTATAATATGAAAAAGAAAGAAGTACAATTGTGTTATAATAATTTAGATATTTTTAAAAATAATGTAAGTGAGATTTTAAAGAAATACAAAAGTTTACTTAATAAATGTAAAGAAACGAGCGCAGACTGTATAAAAGAAATTAAGAAAAAATATAAAATTCAAGAAAAAGAATGGCGTGATGATTTGAAAATTGAATTAAAAAATAAATCGCTTGAAGAAAAAAAATTATTGAAAAAAGAATTTGATAAAAAGATATTAAATGCTGCGATGGATAAAGATTTTGATATACAGAAATGTAATTTAAATATAAATAATAAATTACAAACTACCGCAAATGATTGTGAAAAGAAACTAATCAAAAGCTATAAAGCGAAAGAAAAAAGCTTACGTGATGCTTTAAAAGTTTCATTAAAAGAAACTGATAAAACAAAAGAAGAAAAAGATTTATTAAAAGATGAATTTAATAAAACAATCATTGAACTAAATTTAAATAAAAATATTGATATACAAACGTGTAACGATAGTATTAACATAAGTGAATGTAATAAGAACGCAAATATATATCGTGATAAAGAATTAGAAAAAAATAATAAGATTGTAGAACATGAAAGAGCATTATGTGATGTTAAAAAAGAACAATTTAATGAATGGGATACTAAACAAAAAGAATTTAGAAAATCAGAAGTAAAAAAAAAAGCAGATGAAATTAATAAGAAATTAAATCGTGCTGAAAATAAAATTAATATTATGAAAAAGGTATTAGTAGAAAAAGAAAATATACTCAATGATAAAATTAAAAACGATACCAGTCAACGTAATGGTTTAGAAGAATGTTTAAAACCTGAAAAATATACTCCTTATTATAAAAAATATTTATCAAGTAAAGTAAACATAGACGATAAGGATAAGGATAATACAGATACAGAATTAATAGTAAATGATGAAAAAATATATTTAATATCTGGTCATGGATCTGAGATTATTAGTAAATTCCCAAATCGTAATGTTATGCCAAAAGATAAGGTACTTGTACTATTACCAGAATGTGGTCGTTATAATTATATAGCAACCTCTTGTAAATTTCAAGATATCTTTTCAGATCCCTCTAAACGTAAATGGTTAAGAAATCCAATAAAGTATAAATCACAAATTGAAAATAAACTTCAACATTCAATACGTATTTATTTACCTGGTGAATATGTGCCAAATTTATATACAAATCTGTTTTTAAATGTAAATAAAGAAAATAATGAAAAAACAGGCAAGGTTATTATAGCAAAATCAGGTGTATTCCGTAACTTTTATCCAATTAATCGTGATATCTTTATTGAACCTACGCAACGTCATAATTTAGGAGATCAAAAATGTATTAAATATGCTGGAATGATTGATTCAATAAGTGATTATACAACTGATATACATAAAGAAGTATTTAAAGGAAATATTTATCCACCTGCGAGTAAAGGTACTTCATACGAAGATTTAGAAAGAAATAATTTTTCAATTAGAAAGATTTTAAATGATATCGGTCCCGGTATTTATTATTATACAGGATGCCGTTATTCATCGACTATACCAGAAGATTTTGAGAAAGTAATACATATGAGTGAAGAACAACAAGATAAATCTAAACGTACTGTACGAATTGGTTCATTACCAATGAAACTATTAGGCGTTGATAATATAGAAAATCATGAAGTTAATAAAATCAAAATTCGTAAAAAAACAAATGAAGATGAAAATGTAGAGGTAAAACCAGAAGAAGTAAAACCAGAAGAAGTAAAGCCAATAATAAAAAAGAAATATCGTAAACCAAAGGTAGTCATTACAAAAGAAGATACTGATATTCTTAAAGAATACGAATTAGAGATTAATGATTTATATGATGAAATAATTCAGGATGAAAAATACATTGGAACTATAAATAAAACAATTGAAGAAAAAATAAATAAATGGAAGGATTTATTACAAAAAGTGCCCTCTACGGTTTTACAAAAACGTTTAATACATAAATTAATATGGATTGAAAGTATTTTAAATGAAACAGAGCCATCTGAAGTAATTCAATCTGAAATTATTGATACAGAATATATTCAATTATCAACTGCTTATCAATTTAAGAATAAATATACTAAAAATAGAAAAACATTTTATGACAAAATGTATGGTGTAATTCCATTATCATTAAATTATGATGATGATAAATGTAGCGCTAATAGTTTATTAAAACGTATAACAAGATTATATAATAATGGTAAAAAAATAAAATTGCCTCAGCAAATTATAAAATGGACACCTAAGGTTATTAAAGAAATTTGTACATCAACACGATCAATGATACAAGAAATATAGTTTTAATTTGTTGTAATATTGCTTCGTTGGTTTTTAATATGAGTATTTAGAATTGTGAAACAACTCATTGTAAATGGATCCATCGGGAATTGTACCTGAAAGGATGAACTTTCGAAAGCATTAATTAGCAAGCGAATATTTTTCATTGTTTGATGATGGCATAGATAATGGTGAACACCCTTTCGTGTTAATGGACCATCTGTATGATAAGTAATTTGTAGATGACGGAGTTGTGCTAGATGAAAGCGAATAATTGGTGGAAGAGATGCATCCATATCATGGTTCATACGATATGAATTTGTTTGTTTGAAATAATATGTAGTTGTGCGATAAAGAGAATAAATAATATCACGCATCGTTGTGATAACTTTAGCTACGACTCGTGCGGGTGAAATAGGTGTATTTGATGAATCATAAACTGTCCATTCCTCTGATGGATTGTTTGTAATGTAATCTTCCATAGTAATATGAGGCTTGTTTTTCATATAAATCCATAGTAGATTTACCCATTGATTAGGGTGACCAATTTGCTGTTCTTCTTTTTCAATAATCTCCTGTTTAGATACTTTATACATATTGTCGTCTGTATGAGCAATAATCGCATAAATAGGAGGTGTCGTATTTTGTAGATAGTACATCGCAATAATTTTTGAAGGAAATTTATTAGTATATTTAACACCAATTGTTTTTAGATTTTCTTGTTGATCATAGTTCTCAATAAGATTACTGGGATCAATTGTATTTAGATGAAATAGCTCTTTGTAGTTTTCCCCGAACAAAGTAGTATAATCCATTAGATATCCATTTTGATGATGAACTAGAAGAAAGCTGTATGTTTTAGTGGTATCTAGTTGCTCGCAAAATTTATAACGTAGCTTTTGTTGATAATCTTTATATGCTTGATGTTCATTTTCAATTGTTGAATCAACTTCAATTTCAGGAAAATAACCAGATAGTACTTCGTTTAGCATTTGTCCATGTGTTTTCTTAGGATGAAAGTATTTGGATCGATCAATTGATGGACATGTACTAGTGCTAATGTACCATCGTTGATTGTGATAGTACATATATATCATAGTCCCTTCGTATCCAATTTCATACATTTTTACAGTATCAACTGGAATTTCATCAAAGGCAGTAGGATTCATTCGGATAGGAATTTTTTTAGAAAGAGATAGAATAATATTATTACCAGGATCCGCATCCATATTTAGAACAACACTACGGCATTCATCATATAGTTCTTTGTCTTGAATAGGTACATCTTGACGATATACATTATGAAGCAAAATTAGAGAACTATTGCTTGAGAAATATTTAATTTGTAGATAAGGCCAGTAATGTTTTTTGGTAAGAATATACATCAATGTTTTTACACGACTTTGAGGTTGTACATTTTCAGTTGTCGCTAGATGAGAATGAGCTTCATGAACTTCATTTAGAAGTGCGGAAAGTTTAGGAAAAATCATTTTTAGATAGGTTTAATAAAGGTTTATATAGATAATATATACCATAACTCTTTAATAGGTTTCAATTTTTATTATTATTTTGTGGGTGGAATATCTTTGATTTTGTCTTTAACATAAGCATCATAAAGAACTTGTCCGATTTGCGCAGAAGCATCATGTTGAGTAATACTACTGTTTTCAATACGATTGCGTAGGGACAACATTAATCTTAATCGCTGAATATCAAAATTATCTTGGGTGGACATTTCGAATAAAACAGGGTATTTATCTGCGAATTCGGGAAACTTTTTACGATAAACACGTAGTTTATCTTTTTGGGTTCCGGAATCTTGACTGATTTCGTTAACAAGTTGAATAATTTCTTCGTTCGATAATTGTTCGGGCTCTGGTTCAGAACGTTTCATTCTATGAATAAGAAACTTTTATATTCTTTAAATTTAAGCGAATGACCCTCCTCTCTTATAGCTACATTGAAACAGAAGCTCCTATAACTATTCCTCCCCGATCTGCCAACGGAGGATTATATACAGGTAAAGAAGCACCTGCTGATGCCCCTTGGCGAAATATACCAGTAATACCAGAAGCACATGTTATGGTAACAGAAAACTTAAAAAGCGCAAACCCACCTCCTCAGAGTGTTTACATGATTCCAGGTGAAACACGTCCTGGAAATAATACCCAGCAGTTCCCAAATCATAAAAAATTATCAGATCAATATCAATTTGTATGTGGTATGTAATAGTAAATACTATACTATTTAATTATAAACTTTACAAATTGTATTATAATTTGCGGTTAGATTTTTTGTAATATATCCATAACCTTCATTAATTTGTTCAAAATTTGTAGCACCTGTAATTAGAATTTTACCACTTTCGAAGATTGAAATGGTAACTTTTTTACATTGACCATGTCCATTACCATTTCCTTTACCAAGACATTTTGATTCAGTACATTTACAAATTCCATCTCCATTACCAATCAAAGGATTCCAGAAATATTGAAGCTTAACACCTGGATACGTCTCTGGTTGAAAACTACAGCTATTTTGGTATTTTTCAGAAATTAGGATTAAATGTAACTCTTTTCGACGAATCAAATAAGGCACAGAGAAATCACTATTGATCATTCGAACATAGAAATTATCTGTATGAAATGTAGGCTCTTTTTCAAAAATTTCAGGATTTTCTTGATAAACTTTATAAAGTGTTTTAAAAACCTGACCATGTAAAATTTCTCCTTCTGGAATGGTCTTAAGACCTGTCATTTGGATAGTTCCATTTTTAAAAATTTTTACATTTGGGTAATAATCATTTTGTATTTTATAATATGTTGAAATCGCATTATCAAATTTACGACCTTCTGTCTCAGAATCTTTTTTTTTGGGAGTTTTTTTCTTAAGAGGATTAAATCCTTTTGTTTCTTTTCCGTTACGATCTGTCGCACAAATAAATCCATTTTCAGGATTCTCAAAATGAATAACATTAATTTTATCATATAGTATTGTTAAATCCACACTAGTATTGATTGATCCATTACATGTGATTGTTGAAACTCTATAAAAAGTCGCATCAATATTTTTAGTAGTCATTGAGGAAATCAGGGGCTTTTCGACTGTCTGAAGAAAATGAGTTTGGTGAGTCTTTAACATATTCACAATAGACTAAATCAAATTTTTCTTTAAGTAGATTCAGTTTCTTCATTAATATTTGTAATTGTAAGATTCATTTTTGATTGTAGTGATTTTTTAATATCAACAACCGCTCGTTTACGATATAGTTTTGTTTTATCATTGTTATCAGTTGTTGTTATATTATTTTTTTGTCCTAAATATGAAGTATTTAAAATTTCCATATGAGATTGTACATGAATCATTGGCGGCATATTCATAATATACGTTTTTAGATTTGATTTATGCGCATTACGAAATTCTTCAATTTCCATTGATCCATTAAACATTTTTAATAAATATCTAGATGGTGCGGGGCGAATGGGCGTTTTGAAACCAATTTTTTCAGCAATCATTTGAATCCAACTATGGATTTCCCACATACGATCACTACCATTATGGTTTGAAAAATTATAGGCGGCACTACATTCAAGTGAACAAAAATTACCAAATGTGGTAAATGTTTTATGATAAGCATCGTATTTTACAGGCATACCAAAGTCTTTTGCTCCAATTGAATGACAGCACCAGTAGCAACAATTGGTATGGTCATGTGTTTCAACTGTTTCTTGAGCTACCTTTTTAATCATTTCATTATAATTGTCTTTCATTTCAATTGTAGTTTCTAAAATGTCATTTGTTGATATAAATTGGTTATTTGGAGCGTAAGGTTCTGGATCCATAATATTTGGAGTATATTCTAATGGATTTAGTAATGGATCTGTTTCTATTAATGTTTTAATAATATCAGATTGTATTGGTAATTGTATAATTACATGATCATTTGTATCTGTTTGTACAGGTTCTTCTTTTTTTTTAGTATTTTTACGTTTTCTAGTAGACACTGGTACAACAACATCCGTAATAACCGAATTTTCAGGTTCTGGTATTGGTGTAGATATAGGTACTTCTTCTTCAACAGAAGGAACTGGTTTTTTCTTGGTGCTTTTAACACCTTTCACTGGCATTTTAATATTAATAAATAGGGCTTAAAACTTTAAGCCGAAATAAAAATTAAATTTAAATTATTATAACATTTTCATTAATAATCCTAATCCCTTTACCATTGAGCCGGGTATTTTAGAAATTTCATCTTCAACTGGTGTTTCTTTAATACTTGATTCGAATTTTTCTGAATTTGTTCCAATACATTTGGTACGCATTTCTTTTAGTTCATTTACAATTCCTTTATAAGCGCCATATAAAGCATAACCCAACCAAAGAAAAAAGCCTATAACAATTAATAAAATTAAATTCATAGTGTTTGTACTTAATATTTTATATATATTAATTTGCGAATACCATACCTCCGGAACCACTCATTACTCTAAAAATATTATAATATAATGAATATATTACTATGTCATAGTTATAATTTTCAACAATTGATGGATTTGTGGTTAAATAAAACTGTATCTTATTCACTGTGGATGCGTTAAACGTTCCAGAGGGTTGTATTTTTTCTGGGTATAAAGCAAAACTATAAACATAAACACCATCTTTAGGTGTACGTGTATGATATTGATAAGGTTGAATATAATTAAAATATTCGGGTGTTTTTTCTTCGAAACGATCCATACCGTTCCATAGCATTTTTGCCGTTTTAAGAATATGATAATTTGGTAATTTTGTTAAACTGTTTGTAAAGTTTCCCCAATCATTGAAACGGTTCATATCATCACGGCGTAAAATCCATAATATTTCTTTAATCGGATTTTGAATCATTAAATCAATTGTCTTATTTCCATTAATTCCACCATCTTCTATGCGAAATACTCTTTCGACTAAATAATCATGACTATTTAATGCCATTAAACGTCGTTCACCCTCATCCAAGAAAATGAAATTACATTCTAAATATCCATCAATATCAATACTGGTAGGTGCTGATTGATAACTTGTATTAAGAGGTACTAGAAAACGTTGTAAAGATACATCTAGATTTGGTAAACCAATATTGTCCGTGTCTTGATTGATAGGGATTTCAGACTCTCTTGGATGATTTGCCCGATAATCTAATGGACTTACATAAAGACCACGGGTCGCATCAAATATTTGATAAAGTTCCTCTTGACTTCTTAATTCAAATGTTATATCAATATTTTGATATTGTAAGGCAATTAATGGTAAAGCAAGACCGGGGTTTTTTGTAAACCAAAAGGGCATTGGTAAAAAGAAGCGGCGTCCTTTTATAGATGGTTGCTCAAGTGAAAGTCCTTCTGGATAATGTGTGTAACTTATATTATTATTATCAATTACTACATATGGTGTTAACGTACGAGGATTATTAAAATCTTCTAAATTTCCAACAAGTTTATTATAACCATCTCTTTTATCACTTGTTAATGTAAGCTCATTCCATATATCCATCCATTCACCCCATAATTGATCAATTAATTGAGTATCAATTCGAACGCTACAATTGTAAATTAAATATTGGGCGACATTTTCAATCCAGCGAAAGCGAAATTTATCTGAAGAATAAACATTTGGTAATTGAAATGAAAAATAGACTTCTTGAAGTAAATCAGCTACACGATTAATGCGACATGTAAATACAGATCTTGAAAATTCAATAGTTGGTTTTGTAAGAAACGTTTGACGAACACTTTCCATTGAAAAATTAGTATGTCTTTTATAAACTTGTTTAAAAAAACTCATTTCAGGTGAATTTGTTATAAATTGATTTTGCGCGCCAACGGCAACTAATTGCATAACACCGCCAGCCATATTTTATTCTACTTATGAAGGAATGTTTAAATTAGAGTGATTTATTTATATAGATAAAAATAGATGGAAGATATATATATTGCGATTCCTTCTTACAATCGTAGTTCTTATATACTTCAAAAAACATTAAATTTATTATTTCGTTTTCATATAGCTACAAATAGAATTGCTATTTTTGTTGTATCTGAAGAATTAATCAAATATCAAGAAGCTCTTATAAATTACCCAGATATATCCATTGTAGTTGGTCCAATCGGTTTACATAATATGCGTAATTTTATTAGATTGTATTATCCAGAAGGTACGTATTTATTACAAATTGATGATGATATTGAAGACTTATATGAAATGATAGAAGATATAACCATTCCTAATTTAAAAATATCAAAAAGATACCCATTAATTCCTCTTACGATAGACCGGTTTCGTGAAGAAATAATACGTGCGTTTCAGCAATTAACTTTAAAGGGCTATAACTTTTTTGGAATTTATCCAGTAAAAAATGGATATTTTATGAAAGATCTATCAGAATATACATATGATTTACGATTTTGCGTAGGTGCTTTTTGGGGATGTATTAATCAACATAATACATCTTTAATTTTACAACTTGAAGAAAAAGAAGATTTTGAGAGAACATTGCGCTATTATCACCAAGATGGTGGTGTTTTACGTTTAAATCGTATTGTTCCTAAAACAAAATATTATAAATGTGCGGGCGGCATGCAGTCGCGACCATTTAATCGTATAGAAACATCAAAAGAATCATGTAGTTTTTTATTACATCATTATCCAAATAATTGTCGTTTATATACATCAAAAAAATCAGGAATATGGGAGGTTCGATTGAAGGCGTAATGCCGTCGAAGTAAAGGTTCGATTGAATGGTTAATTTTAATCAGATAATTGTTTTTTTGTTGGTTTTGTAGCAATGTTGTATAAATCTTGATCTAACGTATTATCACCTGGAACTGGAGCGCTTGCTTTAGTAAAGCCCGCATTGAATAAACTATCAATTTCACCAGCAGTTAAAATATAATTGTAATATGTTAAATCTGCCATCATTAAGCCTTTTTCAACAGCGGGTTGATATGTTTTATATGCTACACCGCCAATTGTATTAGTTAATTGAGGAGCTATATGTAAATTACCATCGTTTAATTTTAATACACTCGCTGATTTATCTGATTCATTTATTTGGTTGAGTTTTCCATCAACGTAACGATCTAATTCAAGCATGCCATTTACGTAAATGCGGCATCTAACTTTATTACGGATAGGGTATGGATCTTCTGGATATGTATCTTGTACAATAACGGTAATCATACTCCATTTTTTATCAAATTCTTCTTTATTTAATCCATTTAGTGTTAATTTATGAGCATTTGCTGTATTCCAGTTGGGATTTGTTGGGGAACATATGTTTGGTGAATTTTCTGAAATAGCATCTACACTTTGAATTGTATTAAATTCAACTGTAAGATTTTTAGCACATTGTTCTAATTTAACTAATGGATTTTTGATAAGAATATCTGTTTTATTAACTCCGCAAATATTTTTATAATTTCCGAGCTCTTTATGACCTTTTAAGAATAAAATAACTGGGGCACCACCTGAAGGGTTGGAAGGTGTTGTAGAAGGATTCATTGTAGAAGCTTTGAATCCAGCATCACCAGCTAATTCTGTAGAATCTGTGCAGGAAGAAGTAAATTCTTTATCATGATCAATATATAACCAAAAATTATAAGCATATTCTACTCCTGCGCCTTGATTATAAGATTGAGAAATATTACGATAAGAACCATTTGTTGAATCATTTGTATCATATACCTCATTCGATATATGGTTAAAATCTTTTACACCAGTAAATATAGGTGTTGATATTTTTACTACCCCTGTAGATCGTTGTATTGATTTGATAAATTCCATATTATAGATAGTAAAACCTATAATAAAAAATATTATTACAAGCGAAATTGCTAAAATAACTTGTATTAATGCCATTCTCTTTACACTTAGTATATAAAAAGAAAAACAATTAACATAAATAAATAAAAGAATGATTCGTTATAAAATACACTTAGAACGCCCTAAATATATACATCATCCTAAGTTATATGCTTTAACATCACGAGGAACTTACTATGGTGTTCATCGAGATATGATTTTAAAAAACTATGATCCAAAATGTTCTAAATCATCATTATTAATGTTTGTTGAAAAAGCCCACGCATTATCTTTTCGACTTTTTTTAGAACAACAACAAAAATCGAATTTAATGATGGATCGTATTTTAGATAATAATTTAACGAATAATGTAATACGAAGTACGAGTTTACAACCATTATTAATCGAACAAGTAACTTCACAACATTTAGAAATATTATGTTTATTAAATTTTTTTAATTCTATTATTGTGAATAAAGTTCAAAAAGAACAACAAGGCATCTTAGTATGCGGTTATGAATTTATAACTTATGATATTCCAAATAGACAAATTATTGAATATAATTTATATAAATCTTTTAATAATAATTAATTATTTTAACCAACACGGTAAATTGGAGAGCGTAATCCATATGCGGGTAATCCTAATTTGCTAGTGAGGTTATCCATGGGACCCTTGAGGTATTCCTTGTATACTTCACGAGCATTCATGTCATAGTTGGTGAACCCAACCTTTCCAACTAAACCAGCAAATCCAACGTTAATAGCACCGGCAGCATTTCCACCTAACCAAATATCTCCTTTCTTTGCTAATTGTAAATTTTGGAAACTATATTGGACTGTAGTAGCGTTTGATAAAGTAATCTTTTCAGATGAACTGATGGATTTAACAAGTTCACCATCCATGTAAAGATACATATTACCACGGTTTACAGTTTCATTTACAATTACTGAAATATGAACCCAGCGTTGAAGAGGAACGTAGTCTACGATAATACCATGTGTAGCCATGTCTTTTAGAAGGGCATCTTCATCAGAAACAGCATTAATTGCGGCTAATTCACCTGCGGTACATAAAGTTGCTGCGCAGGCAGTAGCGATTGATTTCTTACTTTCATAAATAATTTCGTCCCATTTCTTTGTTGCGGTTGTGTCATTTGAATCTAATGATCCAAAGCGAATATATAATTTGTTTAGTGTTTTATCTAACATTACCATGGGTGAAGCGCCTACAGGGTTTTCATCTCCACGATGTAAGATATGGCGATAAGATCCTTGGTATTTGTTAATATCATGAATATATACCCAGAAGCTGAACGACATACGTCTTCCATTTAAACTTGTAGGGATTCCATCACCTGAGGCACGAGTGTAAATATTTCCAAGCGCTGGAACTTTAGTTTCTGGGACTATCCATAGAATTTTATTAGAAATAACACTGGAAATGTAAGTATATAATAGATAAGCTACGAAGAATATCAAAGCAGCAATAACAATCGATATAAATACTGTAATTCCGTATTTACCACTAAATTCTTTTACACTTTCAGCGGTTCCAGAAACAGCTGTTGAAACACCGGATGCTACAGATGCGGCGGTATCCGAAACAGATTGACTAACTCTAGCTGTTGTTTCAGCAATGGATGGTGTTTGAGCGTCTGCCATTACTTTCCTATTAATGTATTCATAGAAAAATTATTTTATAGTTTTCAATTGATGTGCCCAATAATACCCTATTTCAGAAATTGGTAAATGATGGGGCAATTTTTCATAAAGAGAACGGTGTAGTTTTTTTTGGGTCGATATATAACTTAATAATTTTGTAAATTCAATGGTTATTGATATATTTTTATATTTTTTTATGGATATTCTTTGATTATATTGTTTTATAAGTTCAGTTAGAAATCCAATTGGTAATGTATCATTATTTCCTGACCCACCGCGATACATCCATTCTTCAAAGAAAAGGTAATTTTTTAAAAATGTTGTATATTCATTAAATGAATAAACTTTATTCGCATTCTCAATTACTTTAAGCGGGTGAATCCATGGATCCTCTTGTAAAACCATATAAATTTCCTTGTTATTTAATGTTTTAAATATATTATCTATTGTAAATATCGAATCTTGACTGTATAATAGTGTCGGTTTATATTTTTTACTATTCATTTCAAGAATAGATTGAATAGCAGCATAAATACTTCCATTCGACATTTCACAAATATTTTTTAAATCAGATTGCTTTATAAGCTTAATCGAAACACGTTCTCTTAAATATTTTTGAATTTCTTTACTAGATAGCGTTTCAAAATAATATATTTTACATAATTTTTTTAATTCACCCGTTTTTTTCTCTGCTTCATGTTGTCCAATTATAATACATGGAATGCAATTTGAATAAGTATTCCAAAATTTTACAATTGTTGAGGGAATATTACGATCCATTTTAATTAATGTTTCTAATTCATCAATCAATAACACTCTCTTTTTTTTATTTTCTTGAAATGTAAATATGTCTTTCCATTGATGTAATTTAATTAAACGATCTTGTAATATTTTTGAATTTTCACAATTAGTACTATCTATTTTAATACATTCATAATCATATTTAGTTGCTAATAATTCAATTGTTTTCGTTTTTCCAACACCGGATGGACCGATAATCATGTAGCGATCATTTAATTTTAATTCATTAAATTGTTTTTCAAGCTCTTTAATAGTACTATTATTTCCAACAATATCGTCTAAACAATTTATATCAAATATTTTTTCCATTTTTAATTAATTAATAATAATTCAATCCAAATTCCTAAATAATAACAAATTATAGCCATCATTGGGAAAACAATTATAGGAGAAAATACACTTGATTCTTCTGATTTATATGTACTCCATGATTTAACATGTCCTTCTGCTGTAAACATCATTGAAGGTTTTACAGATATAATTATTATTACAAAAACGATATAAAAAATAGTCGCAATTTGCCATCTATTAAGTAACATCTCTATATCCATACTAGAATAAAAATTGAAATTTATTATATTACTAGTATAATTAACTTATTAAGTATTATTCAAAAATGAATTCTGAAATTATCGCCCTTTACAAATCTTTCAACGAGATGAAAAATAATATTTCCGATTTTGAGGATAAAATTAAAAATATTATGACCATTGAGTCTAAAAACGAAAAAATTAATCTAAAAAACGATAAAATGGTTAGTCCTTCTGAAAAGCACATTGTCGATAATTCGCAAATTTATATTCCTTCGAATATGATTCCTATGATGACATTTGATGATGCTCTTAAAACGGTAAAACTAGATAAAATTCATCTAAAATCATATGATTATAGTATTACCGACACACGAGATGACTATCGTTTTGCCGCACTTGTTTATGCGATTAAGAATGTATCCATCGAAGATGTATTCAAACGACTACAAGCATTGATTGTTATTTGGACTCATCAACTTCTTACTCATCGTAACTCTGGCGCTGGAGCGTATACTGATCGTCTAATTAAAGATTACAACAAACTTCATGAGCATGTAAAGACACTAAACAAGACTGTTTCTAATAATGTACCACATAGTGTAGTACCTAAAACGGATGTTCCTACTACATCGGCACCAGTCACTCTAACTAAACGTCATGATGCACCTATTACACTTAATCTAAAATCATATGGCTACAAAGCATTTATCGATAATGATTTTGACAGAAAGGCATCTCTTATTACAGCTGTAATTAATACAAACCTAGATACAGTTCTTCATACTCTAAAATTCAAAATTTCACTTCTAAAACCATTTTCTACACCATCTACTTGTCCAACACTTCATGAGACAAATTCGCAAATTATTAAACATATGGAACGAGATATTGAGGCTCTTACAGAATTTTATAAAGATAAGTCATCTATTAAATCTGATGAGAAACCAATTCATCTAACTACATATGGTTATCATATCAGTGAACCAGTTCAAAAAAAACGTATTAACGCTCTAAAAAAAGCAGTTATGAACACTTCTAAGAAAGCAGTTATGAACCGAATTTCAGAACTACAAACAATTTGGAAGGCGCGTGCCAATCAAGCAGGTTATCCATCAGTAACATCTGCTGTGACAGCTAAAGAATATCTTAAACGTCTAGACCTTGATTATGATGAAATCATTATTATGTAAAAAACGTTATTAACTTTCTTTGTAAAAAGTAAATGAAATATCTATTCATTTTATTAATATTTATTCTTATTAGCATTATTATTTTATATTTTTCTAAGAAAACTGAATATTTTCAAGAAAATATATCTTCTCAAATGATTCTAACGTCACAAAAATTAAATTTTGAAAAGATTTTATCAAAAAAATATTCATCCATTATTAACTTACCCTACCAAGGTTGGAATTACGTTATATTTAAATTAATGAATCAGCAAAAATTATCTGTTTATAATAATCCTGAACATATAGTATTAGATACTAAAGATTATATAAATTATGGTAGATCATTACCTTTTACTGTTTTACCAAAAGGCTACTTTTGTATTTTAACAAGTAATGCGAAACGAACAGAGTTTCAGTGCGGATTTGATTGGGCAGATAAAAAAATAGGCTTCTTAGATCGTGTAGAAAAGAATTTGATTGATGTTTTATTATATGGATACCGTACTCATGCTAAAGTATCTTCTATATCCATTCAAGATTTAGATAGATTATCAGATTTATTTGATAATACAAAGGAAAACTATGATGCGATTGTACTATACATAGTGCCTAAATCACCAATGGCAACATTAATCTCTCAACAAGATTTAACGTTATTAGATTTTGATTTGATTGATATAAATCGATTAACAGTTAGCTATCCCAAACTTGAAAAAGAAGATATGCTTAAAACGGATATATTTGGATTAAATCATAAAATTCAATCGAAATCAGATGTCATTTCTTTAATTACGACACAGCTAATTGATGTTGAATTATATAAAAAAAAAATAGTTGAAGAAACATTTATAACCAGTTTAAAAATGTCAAAAGAATTTGTAGATAAAGATTTTAAATGCTTAGGAGACGAGTCAGCACAATCTAAATTTTTATGTGAATCACCTTATAATTTTATGGGCGAACCAAAAAGCGGACCCAATATTTGGGATAAAAAATGTGAAAAAAACGAAGAGTGTCCATTTTATAAAGCAAATAAAAACTATACAAACAATCGAGGTGGCTGTAATAAAAAAGATGGAACCTGTGAAATGCCGTTAGGTGTTCTAAGAATTTCTTTTACAAAATATTTAGATTTAGATCCCTATCAACCTTTTTGCTATCAATGCCAAAATCCTAAAAATAAAAATTGTTGCGAAGACCAAGAACGGTTGGTTGAATTAAAAAAGAAAAACCCTAATGTAGCGTATACATTTTTAAAATCAGCAGATTATGCTTTTGAAAATGATACAGAAGAACGAATGGCTGAAAAATTACCCACAACGATCCTTCTATCGGATTAAATTTTACTTGTAAAGTATAGAGAATATGAAATATTGGAATTATTGGTTAGTTGTTCTTTTAGTTGTTTTATTTGTAACGTTTTATTTAAAATCAACTTATCCCGAAGGATTTGAAGATTCATACCCAGGTTATAACGTAACTATTAACTATGAAAATGTAAGTAAAGATATCGCAGATCGTCATCCAATTCAATCTTCTTTAGTTCAAGATCTTAATTTACGCTATAAAAAAGCTTATAACTATGAGCTTGAAAATAAAGCCTATCAAGAAGCATTAATCAAAACATTTAGTTTAGGTAAATCTTGTTTAGTTAAAAATGATTATACAGAGGATCAACCTGTAAATAGAACATTAAATCCCTCAATCAAAGAAGCATATGTTCAGGCGACAGAAGTAATACAACAACAAATAAAATCATCTCCTTATTTTGATTTACCAGATGGTAGTCTTCAAATTATTAATCCCATACAAATGGTTCATGATAAATTAGTTGGTTATCAAATTCATAAAACAATTCCAGATCATATTTTACTGTATATTGATGCCATCTTTTACAGAGAAGCAAAATATCATGGAAAACATGTAGGTTTTATTGTTTTAGCTCAAAAAAATAAAAAGTGGGACATAAAGGTAATGGACGCAACTGTTAAAGGTGTCATATTTGAAGATCAAATAGCTCTTTTCCCAGTTCAAGCCAATGATGCTTATCAGAAAAATGAAGATTTATCATTTTACTAATTAATATTCATCGTCTCCTAAATTATCAGGATTTTCTTCATCATCATTCTCACCTAGGTTTGGATAAAATTCATCTTCACCATCTCTTTCAAAGTCATCTAAAATTTCTTCATTATCTATTTTTTCTTCTAATTTATGTTTGAAACGCTCTAAATAATTATTTAATTCTGATAAACCTAATTTTTTATTTTCAACATAATTACGTCTTTCTTCAGGTGTCATTTGATCAATTAATGTTAATTTTTCAAGATTTTCTTGTTCCCGTTGTTGAGCAATATATTCTTTAAAATCTATACGAGTATTGAATAATTTAGTTTGAACCCATATTAACATTTCTTGACTTACCTTTCCTGTAAAATTTTTAATTAAATCAGCTGCGAGTGTAACATCTGTAATTACAAGTACATTTTTATGAGCAAACTCGGGCATCGCTGGGAAACAAAGTTGGCGCACTATGAAATATTGTAATAAACGTTTCATCATTTGTTCTTGTACTTCATTATAATAGCCTTGAATCTCCATTATTTTTTTATAAAGTAAATCATTTTTATGAAAAGTTTCCATTAAATAATTTTGATCGGATGTTGATAATTGAATATACTTATATTGTACTTGCTGTAATTTACGATATAATTGAAACAAATCAGGTACTGTTAAATTATAAATATCTTCTTGAAAGGATATTGGTAATCGCAAAGTAAAACGATATATATCCATGTATTTTTCAATTAATGGTACTAAATTACGAGCGCCCGTTAATAAAACAGTATAATCATTGACTGGCATAAACGGTTTAAACTCTTCATATATTTCACTTACTTTACTTAATTCTAATTTTTCATATATAATATTATCTTCATTCTTTTCAAATGTTGGTTTTTCAATAGACTCAACCTCTTTTAATTTTTGTGATAATGAAGGTCTTTTATCAACACCATAACGTTGAGTTGCATATAATTTTTTAATTTTATAAGCTTCTTTTACTAAAGCAGACCAATCATAGTCAGAACGGTATTTTTCATTTAATGATTGTAAACAACAACCTAAATGGATTTTCTTGGCAATGCTAGATTGAATGAGAACCGATGGTAAATTCTTTAAAAATTGCATATAATCCGATAAATATTTTGCTTTATTACGTTGTTCGACTGTATTTATTATTTTTTTCTTAATAATATCTCCTTTTTCCATTAAACCTTTGTTTACAACTTCTTTCTCAAATGTTTTAAATTCTTCTTGGAGATTTAAGACCCTTTCATTTATTTCATCTTCAAATATGCTTACCCATTTACTCAAGTAGTGTTCACGATTTAAGTTAATAGCATATGTATTCCATAAACTTCCTTTTGTAAATGTTAATTCATGAAGAATACATAGAAAATAATTTACCATGCCTTCTTTTTTTACCTTAAAACCTTCCATTGGCATACCATAAGGAGACCATGATTGAATACAATTTAAAGACCCTTGCCATATATTGAAATTTAATGTGCGATGGATTACTTGAAATTGTAATTCACAAATCCATATTGCGAAAAATACATTAATATAATTAAATAAGTCATTACGGTATGATTTATAAACTTCATCTATTTTTTGTTTTACTGTTTGATAAAGAGCTGTCGGTACAAGAGCTTCAATATAATTATCAGATTGATCCATGTCCATAATGGAAAGACTTTTTAATATAGATTCATCTAATTCAGGTAAATTATCTTTTAATTGAGTATATTTAGATAAACGTAAAGGAACACTAAATTGTGAATGAATTCTTTCAAGATCTAAAGGAAGTCCGGAGGCTTTTTGAACTTCCAAAATCATACGTAACGCTACTTCTAGAAGTTCTCTTTGACTTTCTTCATATGAACTTATATCCATTGGTAATAGATCATCATATATAGGGATTGGTATTTCATCTGTGTCTTCATTTTCAATAGTAAATTCATCAAATGAAGAAAACATAGCATCTGTGTTTAATTGGTCATCCGTACGATCAACACTTAATACAGCGCCCCTTTTAATTTGTTTAATTTCAGGAACAATTGATATTAATGGACGATCAAATTCATCATTTATAGAATAAGCTGTACGTAAATAACGATCAAACTCATGTTTAAATGTTTCTTCTAATTCCTCACTGTTCCATTGACTAATACGTTTCATCCATTGATCTAATTCGTTTAATCTTTCATTTAATAACATTGTTTTATAAAGTTCAACTGCTTGAATTAAATCTTCGGGTGTTTTTATTGCCATCGCAAAATCATATACTGTTTTAGGAAGATTTGATGTATTTATGCGAGGTATTTGAGAGGATTCTAAATATAAACGATATAAGTCTAATAAATTGGACTGAATAGTTTCTAAGATTGGAAATATTTTTGTTATAATTTCTTTTTGAACTAAATAAAATGCCATGCCACCGATATCAGGTAAAGACAAAGCACTCGGCTTATGCTCTAGCGGTTTTAAAAAATCAAAAACTTCCTTGTCTTTATTTCTTAATTTTTCTAAATATTCTTGTAATATATTCCAATCTGGTTCAGTATATTCATCTAAATCAATGCCATAATTCATAAAATGTTTCCATAGATCGTATAAATCAGTAACATCTTTCAATGATTTAACATAATCATTAATGTACGGCTTTTGAATTTTTAAAAGTATTTCATTAAATTCTTCAATGGATTGAACATTTATTGGAATTTCTTTCCAGGATGACTGGGTTGAATCTATTTTATCTGCCAAAGTTAATTTTTTGAAACGATTATTTGATGGAGAAATACCTTGATATGTTTTTAATGAATTTATTTTACCACTGATTGTATCTTTTAATAAAAAAGTAGCACGATCACCCGTTTCTAATTCAACTTCACCGATTGGTTGAGTCTGAGGTAAATCTTCAGTATTTGTTGATTCAAAATTGAAAAAAGCCTTATATTTTTCATCACGACGAATAAAATAATTATCGATTTTATTAGTTACATCTAAATCTTCTATAAATTTTTCAGGTTCTTCTTCTACATCGTGACGTTGAATTGTCATCGTTGGGACAACTTTTAATACAATATCAGAATCCTTACTTTGACCTTTATTAATAATTTCAGAATGTAATGTTAATAAGCCTTCAACTTTTCGTCGAAGTGGTATTGTTGTAGTATCCTTATTTTTTTGTAATAATAGTATTAATTGATCAAACAATTCGGCTGTAGAAAATACATTGATACCTACCTTTTTTAGATCATCTTCTATATCAATATCATCTTCAACGGAAACCAATTCATTAATTGTTATTTCCGGTAAATCTTCATCTATATAAATTATGGATTCCATTTAGGGGATACCTCTAATGATTTTTAGAGAAGATAATTCACGAGATGTTTATTCAAAACGGATCCAAGCATCATAAACCTCTTTTAGTTGATTACTAACAAGTCGTAAACAATGTTTATAAGCAGCTTTAAATTCAATTGCTGTTGCGCGTATGTTATCTGAATTTTTGAGAGTCATACGGATAATAATTTTTGGATCCAATGGATGGGGAGCATAATAACCAATATAGGACATTTCAAATTTATTATCTAGAATTTTCTTTGTTTGACGAATAAACTCTGAATGAATTAGTGATTGAAATAGATTTCCAAAGGTATCATCTTCGTGAAATACATGAAGATCGTATGTATCCGCAATTTCTTCATGAGGACGCAATTCAATTTTAGTGGATCCTTGAACATCAAGTTCACGATCAATGGTTTCGGTTTTTGTGCGAAGAATTTCAAGAGATTTAGCAATAATATACTTTGGTTCTAGACCTGTTTCAGGCTCAATTGAAAATTGAAGAATAGTTGCTTCACCATATTCGTTTTTGAAATAATTTCTTTCTTTTTGTAGAATATCCTTAACATCTTTATTCTTAACACTATCTTGAACATAAAAGAAAGCGCATAGTGATACAGCAGAGAACGAAGCATGATCTTTAGCGTTCTTTTTGACAACCATTGCTTTAAACGCAAGTTCTTCCCCTTGACGTAGACGTGTAAGAAGAATTGGTTTTTTAGTTACTGAATTAACTGGAAATAGACGCTTAATATCACGTTCAACTAAATCAACACCATTATGTTTTCCTTTAAAATCATGTGTTGTAATATTTTGTGTTGCTGGATTTGTATTCTTAATATCCATTGAAAACTCCCATTCATTTTCGATAAATCCTTCCAGTTCTTCTTCCGTGAAATGAATTGGAATCATACCAATACGATGTGTCATGAATTCATTATGTAGAGGACCATTATTTTTTTCAATTTTGATACTGATATCATCTTCTCCCATAAATCCCAACATTGGAATTTCTGCCATAATAACTCGGCGCATGCTATTTACAATAGCTAAATCCATGTTATGAATTTCAAACGAGTATCGATTAGCTATTTTATGTATTTCTTGTTCTTTCTTTGTAAGAGTATTCATAACATTTTTGAAACTAAAAGCGCTCATTGTATTCTAATAGAATGTTATAATAAAAAGAAATCAAATTTTTAAACCCTTAATTTTCATTTAAAGTTATTTATTTTAATATAAAATGACAGAACCTTCATCCTTTTATGATAAGCCTCCTCAGTCATATAATGATGTATACGAATATATTATTAAATGCACGACGATGAGTGTTCTATTTAAAGGAATAGTCATTTAAATATTCAGATTGTTTGCGGCGTATCTTACGCGTACGCTGTGAAAAATGCCTCCCAAAATGCGTCGTCCATGCAGCAACTTGTCAAGTGTTGAAAATATTGTGTACAACTTTGACATATTGAGTTTAAAGTCGCTGGAGACGTACCGATTTTACTTGAAAGAACATCTGGATTTCATCACGTATCGTATGGATCGAGCCATAAAGTGCAGTGAAGAGATTGAGAGACGCGCAAGCAAATTTTTATGTGCTCCAGAGAAACTTACGGATCTGATAAATCTAATGAATGAAAAACGTCCTATTGGTGAGAACCAATGTCATACCTTGGAAACCTTGCGCCGCGAAGAAAGTCAGTTTATGTTGTTAAGGTACGTTGAGAACACCAGCACTGCGCGTCGTACTGCAAACGTCGCTGGTACGTTTTACATTCGCGCGGGACTGGGGATGGACGCGAAGGCGGCGGAGACGGCGGAACACGAATATGAAGTGAAGCTGTATAAGCACGGTATGAATGAAAAAGGAAGCTTTTGGTGCAATTGTCCTGAGAATAAGTTCAATTCAAAAAAGAAAGACATCGTGTGCAAACATATCTGCTTCATAGTCTGCAAAGCTGCCAATATACTGGATGTTGCGTATTTTCAAAGCAAGCAATTGACGCAAGAACAGTTTGATGCCGTTGTGAGAGTGGGAGAGAATTTGGCGCTACCAGAGTGAAGGATTGGTAGCTTTTATGGAAAAAGAAAATGTGTTCGTTTTTGGATTTATTTGGACTAGCTAGAGAAGGTTTTGAAACTAAAAGCGCTTATTGTATTCTAATAGAAAGTTATAATAAAAAGGAATTAAATTTTAAAACCCTTAATTTCCATTTAAAGTTATTATTTTTTTAATATAAAATGACAGAGCCTTCATCCTTTTATGATAAGCCCCCTCAGTCATATAATGATGTATACGAATATATTATTAAATGGCTTCAACCAATTACACCGCCGTCAGTCATAATACACGAGGGTGTTTCTTGGAGCCAAACATTTGGCTTTAAACGAGCATTTAACACTCATGGAGTATTTACAAGTTCCAATGGGTTTGCTTTTCATGTAGAAGATGATGGAAACATGCACGACTTTCCTAATTTTGGCACTTATGAATCGTTTGATAAAATGATCGATGGTGTTGTAAAACGTTATTGTGAACTTTGGAAGATTGAATGTTTATAATATTATGGTTTAAGAAAATTGCGTCTAAATTATATTCAGTAAAATCCATTCTCTTAACAAGAATGATATTATTTTATAGTAATTATTGTACATCATCTCAAATGTTATTAAACCAATTAGATCAGTATGGTGTTAAAAAACATTTTAAAGTTGTAAATGTTGAGAAAATATTATCAAAAGGTCTTAAACTTCCTGAAAGCGTTACAGTTGTACCTAGTTTAATGTTAATGCCTCAAAAAAATGTATTATCAGGAAAACAATTATTTGATTATTTATTATTACCAAATAAAGGCTTGGTATTTTTATTGGATAAACAAGCTTTATCACAAAAATCAGACACTGATAAAGGTACTGCTTCTAATGAATTAGATGGTCCATCTGCTTTTGGATTTAAAAATAATTGTTCAAGTGACTTATTTTCATTTATTGAAGAAGATTCACATGAAAGTGATCCACATAAACAATACAATTGGTCAAATTTACAAGATGATGGTGTTATTTTAACAAATGAAATGATGTCTGCTTCAACCGCAGAAGCATCAAGCGGTGGTAAATCAACACCTGATTTATCTAAATTACAATCAGATCGTGCCATGGATTTACAAAATTATTTAAACACTTCCACATTACCTCCAGCATCAACAAACGCTTAGAAACCAAAAAATGGATTTTCTTGAGAAATTTAATGATTTATTTCGTGAAATGATTCAAGATTTAATAAACGTATTTCCAAAAGATTCTGAATTACGTATGTATAAACTGGGAATCGAAGCTTATTTATTTGCTGATAAAAATGCGATCAGCAGAGTGTTCTATAAGGAATTTTATGTACCATATAGTGAAAAAATTAAAAATGAGGATGAAAGTTTCTTTTTAGAAAAAGACTATCAGGAATATGGTAAATATCAAAATGTGGGTGATATTATTAGTAAATTAAAAAAATGCTGGTTAGAACTAAATGATGAAAATAAACAAGCTATTTGGAAATACTTTAAAGTTTTATCTATTTTAAGCGAACGCGTTGAAGCTTGATAAATTTTTAACTTCTTTTTACTTAAAGATTAATACAAAGAATTTGATTATATGAACGATCAAAGAGTTTACGTATTTAACCAATATTACATTGATTTATTGAAGAAAATTAAAACATATGCTAAAAATTCAAAAGAGACTAGTAAGCCCGCACGGGATATATTAAGAGCTATTAAAAAGAATTATGCTAGCATGGACAAATTAGCCGATAGCTATATTGGTATAATGGATATGTCGGAGGTTTGGACTTCTTACGATGAACTAGAAGATCCTTTTTCATTTAACCCAGAATCATTTGAATTATACAATGGTATGAATTATTTATGGGTCAAGGAATTATTTACCGATAAATATACATTACATCATTATTTAATGATTCTAAATTTGTTCCGTCAACCTGATTTAGATGTGGATAATGTAGTCGAATCTTTAAAATTTTTAACAAATAAAGATTTTGAAGAAAAAATTAAAGTCATCGAATCAGAATACGTCAAAGAGCATCTCATGAAAATTAAAAAACTTCATAGCAGTCGTACATCTAATTTATTTGAAAATGAATTAAAAGATTTGGAATCGACCACACTTGGTAAGCTAGCTAAAGAAATTATGAGTGATATTAATGTCGAGGAACTTCAACAATCTTTCCAAAATGAAAGCCTTGATATATTAGGATCCCTACAAAACCCTAACAGTGGATTTGGAAAACTTATTAGTTCTGTAAGCACAAAAATGTTATCAAAATTAGCATCCGGTGAAATTCAACAAGAAAAATTACTAGAGGATGCTTTTGGACTTGCGAGTAAACTTCCAGGAATGTTACCAGGTGATATCGGAAAAAATATGGGAGGACTTGGTAATATGTTAAGTCAACTTCAAAAAATGGGTTTAGATCCCAGTAATATGATGAAAGGAATGGGTATGAATGGCGCACAAAAAAGTGCTGCCAGTTCTCGTATGAACAGTGCTTCACGTAAAAATAAGATGTCTGAACATTTAAAACAAAAAATTCGTGAAAAGGCTTCTAAAGAAAAATAATAATCAAAGCGATTTAGTAGAGTATAAGATGTCAGAAAAAATTTGGTACGATGATTTATTAGTTTTTATAACAAAAGATAACTTTTATCAAATATTACCACTCAAAGAAATGTCACTAGAGGAAAAATTAAATTCTTTATTACGTTTCTTCTTATATTTATCCATTATTTTGGCATTGATTCAAAAAAGCAGTAAATATATATTTATTATATTAATCGCAGCAATAATGTCTATTGTTATTTATCAATTTGAACAAAGAGATAGAACATATGCTGAAACATTTTTAAAAGAACGTGATTTAGAAATTGTAGATAACCGTTTATGTACACGTACTACGATTGACAATCCTTTCATGAACACTAGCATTGTAGATATTAAATATAATGCGAATCGTCCATCTGCTTGTGACTTGGATAAAATTAAAGATCGCGTAGAAACTAATTTCAAAGAACGCGTCTTCAAAGATGTCAATGACATTTGGGGGAAAAGTTACGGCGCCCGCGAATTCTATACCATGCCTTCGACGACTATACCAAACGACCAAGAAGGATTCTCTAAATGGCTCTATGGTACACCAGCCACATGTAAAGAAGGAAATGGATTAGAATGTCATCAAAACTTATATCGTCCTATTATGCGTTAGTAAAAATAAATATATTCTTAAAGGTATAGAGATTACCGGATGTCTAAAGAACGTATTTTCTTAGATTCTAAGAATTATTCAACCGATTGCTGCGCCAGAGAAGCTCGCGATGCTCAAAATGAACAAATCTATGGTTATAATTTATATAAAAATTTACCAATTGTTTCTTGCGAAACACCTAAAGTACGTTCTCCTGATTTTCAATATGATCATCCCAATTTACGTGCCAAAGTTGGTTACGGATACACCGACGATTGCCTAGTTGACGAAGATTCTAAATTCCGCACAGATCCCAACACATTAACACGTGATCGCTGCAGAGTTCAATTATTTGAACGTTTATTCCAAGGTTGCCCTAATTTAAAACCTGGTGTAAGTGACCCAGGAGCTGAATTAGCCATTCAACAAGGAACAAATAACAGTATGATTGAAGGAAGACAAATTCCTTGCAAAAAAGCAATTATGGAACAGAAAATTGTCCACCCAACTCCCCTTGTAAACTGTATGCAAGATATTCAAGATCATACACATATTGTTCCTACATGGACATGGGGTGGCGAACCAACCCGCGATTATGTTCGTCGCAAAGAATTCCTAAACCGTTGCGGTTACGGTGGAAAGACTTTACATTAAAATTTCCACCATGATTCTTCATTCTCATTTGTTTTTTCGTTTTCTTCATAAAAAGTTTCTTTACACGTATATTGGCGTACGATTGATGCGTAATCGTATTTCTTTTCACCAGTAACCAAATCCAATGAATATTGGTATGTACAAACACCATATTGGATCTTATCTATTTTTTTAAAGACACTTATATCACTTTTTTTAAAAAACTTACAATCTCGACATAGTTTCGGTACAGGTTGATTTAAAATTATTTTGGCTATAGCTGATGACATTTATTATAAATAATAATTTTCTTTTTAAATCGTATCTATAATTAGAAATGAGCTTTAATCGTTTAACATACGATCATTGTCGTTATGCAAGAGAACTTGGCGGAAATACATCTATTTTAGGCTATGTCTTAAACGAAGATCGTTATGAACACCCTGAGAAATGCCATCATCGTTTAGGTTTATTAGGTGGTCCTTCTGTATCCCAAGTAAAAGGTAATTTAGTAGATATGGAAAGTGAACTTCTTGGTATCACACGTTTGTTATCTAAATGTAGCACTTCCAAAGCTAAACCTTTAGAACAAGAGCCTTTTATTATCAATGATAAAACATCTCCAATTGATACCACTAAAAATCACTTACCAACCTGCCAAATGTTCGCATATCCATCTGTTCAAATGCCACCTCCAATGAATTATCCCCATTGCCGCCGTTAAATTTTGTTTATAATAAATAATGAACTTCCCTCCGGATACAATTTGTTTAAAAGACCCTAATGCTTTTTATATTCCAATTGAAAATACCACACCACCGATTGGCTACTGTTTATGCCCTGAAAATACTGGTATTTTTGATTACAATAAAGACAATACAGGAACAATGAAATGTACTACAGAAACATTATACGATGGATACAAATTTGCCGAATATACAAGTAATGCTTCATTGGTTCAACGTAATTTCAAATACGCAAGTGGATGTGCGACCGGTTATAAACAAACCGCATTGCCAAGTTATAGTAATTATCTAAAATGTACCGCTGAAGCATGCCCTCCTAATTGGAAAATGGTAGGAAGTAGTAATTGCGAACGTACAATTACTGGAAAAAAACAAGTGATTGCTTTATCAACCCTTGGCTATATCGCAATTCCACCAAATACTCCAAATTACTCTCTACCAAAGGAAGAACCTAAAATAGAACCAGTTATTGAAAAAAATTATGATCAATTATGGAAAATATTAAAATATGTAGGCTGGATTATTTTATTACTAGTATCTGTATTATTAATAATGTTTGTATTATCTAAATTATTCTCATCTTCGGATGAAACAGATAACGCTACACCTGTAGCACCAGCTGCCGCTCCAGCACCTTCGATCATTACACCAGTTCAACAACCACAACCAGCACCTATGATGAATAGTCCTAGTTCTCAAGAACAATTAAACCAAGAAATTAGAGGCGGTAAACTAAGAGTAAGAAGAAAATAAATGTTAAGATATATCAAGGATATAAATGTCAAAAACTAATTTACGCCAAGATCCATGCTCTTATGAAGAAAAACTTAGTAGATCTACTGGTCCTGGCATGTATATGTTAGCAACTCCCGCAAATGATTGCCAAGACTGTGGTCGTGATATTCCCAACGATCCTTTCATTCGTTGGCAAAATTGGGGTCCTGGATTTTGCGAATATGGATCAACAGTTGATGTTAATAGCGAACTTAAAGGACTCAATTACAAAAACACACAATGTGCCAAAGAACAATATTACCCAGGTAAATATACTCCCCCTGTAGATGGTGTATGTTCCGCTAAAGGTCAACAAGATCCTCGCAAATGCATGGCTCCTACAGAATCTACACGTCTTTCAAATCCTCCCTGCACATTAAAAGGTACAGGCTGGAATCGTTGGGAATGGTTATGCTATGATCCTCAAGAAAAAGCTGTAGTACCTTTCAACTATTTAGTAAGCAATCGCATTATGTCTAAAGATAACCATAAACCATGCATTCCCAACCCAGTTGACGAAACCCCTATCATGCCTCCTTCCAATAATGTAGATATGGAAACAATGTTCCGTCAATGGAAAGCACCCGCTTCTTGCGGAGCTACAGCACCTGGAAATCCTAACCAAGTTTCATGGAGATCTTGTGAATCCATTCAACAAATGTAATATTTTTCTGTAGTTACAAGTAGAACAATTATGGATCGTACATTCACTGTAGAAACAACCCCAGTTAAAGGTGGTGAAGGTGGTCGCTTTACTGGACAATCACCTTCTCAAGCAGCTAGAAAAGCCGGTCGCGCCCTTTTAAAATTAGGCACCAAACGTCAAATCAAATTTACTTTACGTGAAATGACTCAAGGTTCTGATAAAAAAGAGTTTAAATACACTGCCACAAAAGTTAAACTCGATACACCCAAAGTGATTGAACGCGGAAATGTTAAAATTACAATTCAATATGAATACCTCGTGAAATCATGCTAAATATTTAGATCATTTCTTTTTTTATCCTTTGTATCATAATAGAGTAGATATGGAAGCTTATGCATCCGCCGCCTTAACCGGTTTAGGATATGCTCTTTCACAAGAGCGTAATACGTTTAGTCCAATTCAAAATAAACCCGTTTCGCAGAATGATTTACCATCTATGAAAAACTTATATAATTCAGATTATTGGAATCAAGTTCGTCAAGAAGAGTTCCAACTAGGAACTGATATGTGGAATCAATCTCAAACCCCTACAGAAACTGGTGTAGTTCCTCGTCCTGCTTACGCGGATATGTTCACACCTATTTCAAAAGATATTCCCATGGAAAATGTACCTCGTCAGATGGGTGAACAATATGTTGAATCAATGACAGGTAATTCAGTTCCTGTTGAACAATTTAAACATAATAATATGCAACCTTATTTCCGTGGTGAAGTTAAACAAAACATTGATCCATTTGCGGGTTCTTCTTATCTTGAAAACTCAACTGGAAGAGGTGAACGTTTTAAGAATAAACAAGAAGTTGAATGTTTCTTTCAACCGGTTGAAAATATGGGAAACGTATGTGGTATGAAAAACAGTGTTGATTATTACATGAAACATATTGAAGCCCCTATTCGTCGTAACAATGATTTCCCTATCGAACAAGTTCGTGTTGGACCTGGTTTAAATATGGGTTTCAATAACGTCAGTGAAGGAGGCTTTCAACAATCTCGTACCCTTGATTACGCCCGTGAAAAAACAGTGGATGAATTACGTCCACTTTCTCGTCCTAAAGTAACATATGAAATACCATTCCAAGGACCTCAAAAAAGTCAAACGGGTGGCTCCAGAGGTCTTCAAGCTGAGGTCGCAAAACAACGCCCAGATACATTCTTTGAACAAACTGAAGACCAATGGCTAAAAACTACTGGTGCGACCATTCGTGAAACTGGACGTCCTGAAATGGTCATTAAACCTACAGCCCGTGTGGATGGTAACGTTGAATATAAAGGTAACGCTTATGCGGTCAGTTCTCAACCAGGAAAAGGTGATAGCGACGATTATGGTAAATCGAGTGTTGTTGTATATGCCAATGAACGTGATGTAACACAACAACGTACAGTTGTATCGAATTTAACATCGGTTGTAAAGGCAATTGCCGCGCCTTTCATGGATATCTTAAAAAGAACCACCAAAGAATATTTCGTAGATGCCCCACGTACATTTGGTAATTTACAAGTACAAATTCCTGAAAAACCCACGACTTATGACCCTGTTACACATGCTATGAGAACTACTATCAAAGAAACTACTATTCACGACACAACCATTATGAATCCTCGTGGACCAAACGGAGTTCCTGTACAAGGTGAAGATCAAGCTAAAACAACTATTCGTCAAACAATGGATAAAGAAGATACTGTTCGTAATGTAGGTTCTCATCGCTACAAAGCATTTGTATATGACCCAGAAGAAGTTGCTCGTAAAACAGTTCGTGAAACAACATCCGATAACAACAATCAAGTGGGTTATATAAGTGGTGATATGACAGGTCGTCGTGGTGCTTATTCTCATATCGAAGTTCAAGTTTATGATACACAAAAACAATTTGTTAGTGATAATGACTACGTCGGTACAGCTGGAGGTGGTGTAGGTGAACAAGCGCGTGTATATGACGCAGAATACAATGCTGAAATTGATGGTACACGTGAAATGATGAACATTAAAAGTGGAAATACACCTGGTGCGGGTGGTGCCTTTACCAATATTAATAAAGACGCGGTTGATATGGAAATTAAGAAACTCAACAGCGATTATATTACACAACGCGAAAACAACAATATTACTAAGGTTTACCAAAATACTGCCCAGGCAATTGAACAATGCGAAGTTACTAAAACACCTCAAGGTGCTTGCTTAGTTGAACAAACTGATCGTTTAGACCCTACTCTCATGAGCAATCTTCGTAATAACCCTTATAATTTATCAGTAAACCCTATTTAAAAATAAATCTAAATAAATAGAAAAATGAATCTAAAATATCCATATGTTATTATTTCAATGAAACATACAAAACCAGAAATGTATTATCCAATTCATATATTATTACCTATTTACTTTCTTAACTATAATCATAATATTTGGGAATGGGATATTGATTATAATGATGCTTTTGATGATAAAGGTAATTCAATGAAAGATTTATTGGAACTAAATAATACACAGGCTGTATATAGTAAACTAATAATTGATAATAATACAAATTTTAATTTCATATATTTTATTAAAAATTAAAATTCTTCTTTTTTTGCAGTATTTCTAATTCTAATAAGATACCTACGTCATTTATTCTACTCCATTCATTATATTCCATTCATAATCATAGACTTTGTTAGCTTGAATTGTTATCACGTCATAAAATGCATTATCTTTTTTCTCTGTGTTCAAAAGCTTACAAGTTTCAACTGCAACATGATGTTCAGAAAAGACACCTACAAAAAATGGTTCAAGAGTATCACAATAGGCGTTATCACGAAATCCCATAATAAGCCACATGATAATATTAATTAAATCAATAATTACGATTATATTTAAATCAATTTTTAAACACTAAAATTTCCATGAAAGCCCATTGGAATATCGCTTGGCAGAGGAATGATAATAGGATCTCTGAATAGTTTAGAGCGATCAAATATATATAGATCCGTTTTATTTTTATCAATATCAAATACCAATGACATTAAATAATTCGAATCAAAAAATGGTTCATTCCAAATCTTACCAGGTTCATCTGTATAAAATATATTATTTGTATTAATATTATACAATCCTAGACTGCTTTTTTTAGGAAATATTCCAAAACATTCTTTCGTTATCTTATCATATTTCGGAAATTCGAACCATTCGTTTTGAATACATTCTGTTTTTTGGGAAAAGTTACATAAATAAAGAGTCGTTTTATAGATTTTTCCAGGGAAATCCTCGCTCGGTAAACTAAAAAAGGCTGGATATAATGTATAAAATAACTCGATGCTATTTTTTGTTTGACAACTACATAAGAAATGATACGAAAAACCTACTACTTCTGGAATAGTTATTTTCTGAATTAAATGGGTTGTCTTGTGAACCAAATATAATACAGTCGGTTGATTTAATGAAGATAAACCATTTACCCAACCATAACGGTAACCATTTAATAAATTCATGGATAAACAATGATCAAAGAATAAATAATAATCATTGGTAACCGCAAAATCATGAAAATAAATGAAATTTGGAATATAAATTGTAGAATTAATATTATTTTCAGTAAAAATGAGTTGGGTAGATTCATTTCCTAAATAATTACGTTTAACTGATACACCTTCATGTGTATGGGCTGAAATATCTTGAGAATGTAACCCAATCGTTTTTAATGTATTTACATCTAATAAATAGGTGCGACCCATTTCACTTGACGCGGCAATGCGGTTCTCATCTAATAATATAGCATTTGTATTTACGGGGTTTTTTAATAAACAAAATTTAGGTGCGGATCCAAAAGCTCCTGTGAAAAGACGTACATTACAAAAATTTTCTAATTTACGCTGCCAAGTATCGACATAACGCCCTTGAAAATAAGCATTACCTTCTTTAAATTCTATTTTTCGTATATATCCATCTCCATCAAATGGATGTGTTTGTGTACCCCAACGATTAAATTCACCTGGACCATTTTGAATATAAATCCCCTTTAGATTCGTAGGGATTTTGCCAAGTTTTACAGGATTTAAATATTCCTTGGCATTTCTTAAAGATTGATTATATTGGCGATTCAACATATTTATATATTAATATCATATTGTATTTAACCTAAAATAATCATACTGTAATTATTTTAGAGAAGTATAGCCAAAAGAATATACCTGTAAAACATTTTGCGATCAAATCTAGAATATTATAAGCGATATTCTTTGTTTCATCTTTATTAAAATAGACAAAACCATACATCGACCATACGATAACGAATATAGTGAAAATAACTTGATTCGCTGTATTATTATATCCAAGAACAAATGTCGCGTATACAATGGCATACATCGCAATGAAAAATGCGAAACTTATTATTACGGCAATGCGTTTATCAAGACGATTGGTTTCGCCCAAATATCCGAGAATTAACATTCCATAATTCATTGCGATTATCGATAAAAATACAGATAAATGTAGTTTCTTTTTAATGTTAAACCCTAAAGCTAAACATAAGGACAATAACATAAAGGGTGTTGTAATTGACCAATCTAAGTAGCGTGTTTGTGTCATTACAGCAAAATTAGGTGTACTCGAAAGTCCAGTCACAAATTGAGAATAGAAAAATCCGGCAACAATCGATATAACTGTTTCAATATTTAAAATGTGACGAACCTCAGGTACTTTTGAAGTTAATGCTTCAATGAAAGTAACCGATCCTGTTGTTATTAAAAATACATAAGTAACATAAAATGTTAATCTTAATAGTGATATTGGGTTCATTACATTAGTAATTGAAAAAAATAATAACCATACGTTTATTCAGCTTCTTTTATTACCTTCTTGAAAATCAAGGAATGTCTAAATCTATAAAACTCATTCGTGAACAAAAAGAGGAATATATGGATCATATTTTTGATCTTATTTATGAACCCATTTATAAATTATATAAATCAATTTATCAAGGAAATTTATCTTCAAAAGAAGCTTCTCAGCATGGTATTCTAAAAACTTTTCAAAAAGACCTTGCTAAAATTCCTGAATGGAATCAACTGAAGGTTGAAAGTAGCTATAAAGATTTTATTAAAGCTTCTAAATGTAACTATTTTCCTGAACTTTTAAAAACTGTTTATATATTGTCTGTTAAATTAGTATTGCTTGGCTTACCTGAAGAAAATCGTAATAAAATTAAAATTAAAGTACCTGATGCGGAGACATTTTATCATAGATTACTAATTCATATTGCTCGTGATATTTGGAAGCGTCCCTTTTTATTTTATCATCAAGTAAAATCGGTTGAACAACAAAATCATTTATATCAGTTTGAACTTATTATTCGTCGTAAAATTCGTAGCGTTATCCGTGATACTTTACCAATTGAATTAATGGTTCAACAAATGTCGAGTTCTGATCTTTTAGAACAATCTGAATCCGAATCCGAATCCGAATCTGAACCTGCGTCTGGATCTGAACCTGCGTCTGGATCTGAACCCGAATCTGATGCTGAATCTGAACATGAATCTGATGATGAATCTGAACATGAATCTGATGCCGAATCTGATGCCGAATCTGAAGATAGTTATGCTAAAATAGACACTATTAAGAATTTAAATAATAAAGAAAGTATTGAAGATACAGAAAGCATTAAGGATGATAAAGATTCAGAAAGTATTGAAGATACAGAAAGCGTTAAGGATGATAAAGATTCAGAAAGCATTGAGGATTCAGAAGAAAGTGTTGAAGATAAAGAAAGCATTAAAAATAATAACGATTCAGAAAGCATTAATGATAATGAAAATATAAAAAATATTAAGGATGATGAAACTAAACATTTAGATGAAGATATTATTGAAATTCAACATGTAATTAAAGAGGCTCTTTCTGAAACTGCTACTTCTAATTTTAAAGATAATAATCAAAATTTAATAGATTCTAGATTAGGATCACACTCTGATTCTGATTCCGACTCTGAAATTGATACCATTATAGATTCATCAATTAGATCATTTTCTAACCAAGAAGAAAAAGATATCTCATCTGATATTATTTTAGATCGCAATACAAATTCAAAAGAAATCGATCTATTTGAAAAATATGATATTACAAATGATGATACAATAAATGATGTTAGAAAAGATGATATTGGTAAAAATAATATCCTTGTGTTAGAAAAGCCTTTTAACAAAACAGCATTAAACATTGAACCCGTAACTATCTATGAAGAATCAACAGAAAAAACTCCTAAGAAAAAACTTATTTATATTCATGAATTAATTAAAAATAAAAAGAAATCATTACGTCCAAAACATTCATTCTTTTAAACTAAATAAACACTGCGTTTTTTAAGTAATAAGCATTTTCCTAATATAAATAAACAGACATGTATTACTTAATTATCGTTGTAGCGGTTATACTCTTTTTACTTCTTCAATATATTGAAGATCAACGTGTTAAACAATCTCGTAAAATGCCAACTAGCACTGGTAGCAAAATAGCGCTATTCTTTTTCATTTTAATAATTGTGACTATTCTATTTCATTTTTTTTGGAAAGAAACAGGGGATTTAAAAATAAAAGGGGGAGCTTCTGAATATACAATGGAAAAAACATACTTAAGTAAAATGAATGAAGATATTTACGTTGGATTACCTGATTTTTAGTAAGTCTTCGTTTATAAATCTTAAAAAAAATTGTATTAGGTTATAAAGATGAAACTAAAGCTAAGACAGTTCGATATTCGTAATATTAAAGACGATAGTGTTATTTTATTTATTGGAAAACGTAATACTGGAAAAAGTTTTTTAGTAAAAGATTTAATGCATAATTTTCGAAATCTTCCTGTTGGCGTAGTTATATCACCTACAGAACGTGCGAATCATTTCTTCGAAGAATTTGTACCAGGTATGTTAATATACGATGAATATGATCCAGCTGTTATTAAAAAATTTGTTGAACGTCAAAGCAAAATTACAGATCAATATTCAATGGAAAAAAAGAAGTATAGTCGCAGTGACTTAGATCCTCGTGCTTTTTTAATTTTAGATGATTGTTTATACGATAAAACTTGGCCCAATGATGTAAATATTCGCTTTTTATTTATGAATGGACGGCATGTTAAAACATTATTTATGATTACTATGCAGTATCCATTAGGTATTCCTCCACATTTACGTGCGAACGTTGATTATGTTTTTATTCTTCGTGAAAATCAAATTACACAACGAGAACGTATTTATAAACAATACGCAGGTATGTTTCATAGTTTTGAAGTATTTAATCAAATCATGGATGCCACCACACAAAACTACGAGTGTCTAGTAATTGATAATAAGGTACAAAGTAATAAAATTGATGATCAAGTGTATTGGTATAAAGCTGTAGACCATACAAGTTTTCAAGTATGTTCACCCGAGTTATGGGATATGCAAGCTCTTGAACAAGAAAAACAATCGATGGGTGGTAATCGTCATGAAGAAGAATACGATGATCAAGATTACGATCCAAATCTTATTCGTAAAAATAAAAAGGGAAGTATAAATTTAAAAGTATCCAAATCTTATTAAAATAAGTTAAAGCAATAATTATATTTAAATTTAAATATGATACCAGAAGCATTTAAAAAGCGTATTGATAAAGAACTTCAAGAATACCGTGAACATATTTATTATTATTATTATTGGAATTTTAGAACACCCAAAACATGTCTTCAACAAAATATAATAAATCTACATGACCAAGGTACATTAACCCAAGGAGAATTAAGTGAAAAATGGACTCTATGTTTTAATACACCCATTCCATTTTTACCTACTTTAGATATGCCAGATACAATGACATGGGATGAAGTTTATCAATGGCTTGAACATTTAGAACCTGTACAATTACGTTTATTGTATAATAAAATTAATATTAATCCCCGCAAATTTTAATTCTAGTTATCATCTTCATCAATGATAAATTTATATTTACATTCTTTTGTAATATTTTGTTTGATTTCTTGAGTAACATCTTGAATATCATATCCATTCTTTTTATAAAAGGCTAGACGTTTAGCCCCTTGACGTTCAAACAATGAGAATTCATCTATGAAATCAATAACCAATGGAATGTAATCACGTTCTTCTTTTTTCTTACGTTGAATACGTCCAACCGGTTGTTCAACGGATGACACTGGTGAACCTAGAAGTAGCGTATTCAATTTAGGAATATCCATTGCCTCACTCGCAAGTTGAAAGGTTGCTAAAATAATATCTTCAAGCGTTCCTTTATCCAATTGTTCTTTATTCATACCTCCTACGTAATAACCAATTGATTTATATCCTTCCAATCTTAATAGATTTTCTAATTCTTGTAAATGATTTCTACGTTCACTTAGAACAAGTACCTTACGATTCGGTTCTTTTATTAAAATTTCTTTTAAAACTGTTACCATTCTTTTATTACGTGGTAGATAGTCACATACTTGGTTTATCATTTTAGCTATATTTAATTGTTTTCCTAACTTTGGTCCTCGCCATAGTGTTTGTTCTGTACAGTAATCTGGTTTTGGATCATAATAACGTTCAACATGAATAATTACATCACTATCCTTTCGTTTAACTGTATAAACCGGCTTTCCAAGATACCATTCAAATACCTTACTGAGACCATCTTTACGTTTTAACGTCGCTGAAAGTCCTAGCATTCTTTTACATGTTACAATAGGTAAACAACGACTAAATACTTCAGCACCTAAATGATGACAATTATGTGCGATAATATAATTACATATAAAATTATGATTATCTTTTACTTCAATATCATAAACATGATTAGAATCTATTAAATCATTTGAATTTACATATTCAATTGTTTCAACAATCATATCTTTTATACATGATGTCATTCTATCTCCAATATTAAGTTTCTTTGCTTCTTTCCATTCATTTGTAGCTACAAGTAAAAGATGATCTGGGGTACATTCAATTGAATGTAACGTATTATCATTTAAATCTTTAAAAGTGATTTTAATAAGAGATTCTTTATATATATTTTTCCAAGCATACATTAACTCTTTCCATTCAAAGTTATGTGTATTTTCATTATATGATAATATTAAAGGCATATTATCATCTGATATCCATGTATCATACAGCTGTCCAATTGGAATAAATCCTTTATTTGTTAAAATTGGCTGGCTATATGGAAAACATTCGTCCAATGTCACTAAACCAAATGTTTTAAATAATTTATTATCATAATCACGCATAGCTAGACTTTGAAGACTCGCAATTACAATATCTTTTCCCTCAATTTCACATAGTTTTTGTTTAATTTTACCAATATTCGCGGTTGGAATGTACTGCTGAATGCGTTCAATCCATTGATCAATTAGAAAATTAGTATGGCAAATAATAAGGGTCTTCTTTTTAAAAACAGTACTAATATATAAAGCGCAAATTGTTTTTCCAAAACCGCATGGAAGTGATAGGAGACCACCTTGTTTAGTTGGATCATTAACAGCATCTAAAAAAGCATTAACAGCAGGCTTTTGAATATCTCGTAATGACCCTTCAAAAATTAAATTTGGACGATCTTCTCCATCACTCAGCTGGTCTACATTTGGCACTCCAAATTTCGTTAAACCATAATATTTTGGTAAATACATTTTTTTATCATTCTCTTTATACACAGGAAAAGAGGCTGCTTCGTCATTTGATAATTGCATTCCTCTAGGTGTTACTGTTAATGATTTTTGTAGTTCATTAATTAATACTTCATTATCTTTCTTTTCAATCGCATAACCTCGATTTGATAAATATGTTTTTCCGGATAGTACCATTTTTATATGTATTAAATAGATTAGAACAATATTTCAGTTTTTAAAAGTAAAAAACTTGTAAATTCTTATACTTATTACGTTTGTAAACTTTAAATTCATTATTAGTATTTTATTAATTTATTTTTTAGTATTTTCATCATATTCAGGATTTTCACTAATATCATTCGTTTCATTTGATTCATAATAGTTCATGTCATTAATGTATTTTATTACTATAATGTTATCCATTTTAAATAAAAGGTTTAAATATTTTTAAATTACTTATTTATATTTAATTTTACTTATAATAAGGACTATTTTTTATATGTATTGTATAGAATATATCAATGTTTCAATTTTTAAGAATAATAGCGCTTATAATTTTAATCGTATTATCACTCGTTGATTTTAAATTTGTCTCTTTCTTAGTTAAAAAAGAATGGCTTTACATTCTTTCTACATTAATCATAATTATAATGTTATTTATTGATGCCATTACCGGATTTATTCTAACACTTGGTCTGATAACTATTATTCTTAAAATGTATAATTTACAAGTTCCATGGGGATATAATAATAATAAAAATGATGAAAAAATGTTAGATTATATCACACCTGAACATTTACGTAGTGCGCAAAATAATATTATCATTGATGAAGAAAATTATAAAAAAGAGTGGAAAGGTATTCAAGGCGTTTATGGTGAAGATGTATATGGCGCTCAAGGTTTAGAAATATTACCTGGATATTCAAATGAAATCACTGAAAATCTTTAATATATTAATTATTAATTATTATTTATTATATATTAAAGAAGTGATTGTCTAACAGGAGATCCGTAAGGAGTTTGTTGATTGTACATATCCATTTGAGGAGCCGGGGCATATTGTTGTTGATATTGGGGAGCAGAATATGATGCTGTTGCTTGGGGTGTCAATTCATTTATTTTTTTTAAATGTCCCACTGCTAATATAGTGAAAAATATTATCATAATAAGGGACATTAATGTCATAAATACAGTTACACTTAAATATATGCGAAATTGTAATTCACTTAATTTAGAACGTGTTAGCGTAACAAAGATTACAGTTAATAATGCGAAAATAAATATAATAATTGAGAAAATCATTATAAATAATTTATAACTTTTTTGATAACTCCAGATAAATAATAAAGTAAATATCATAGCTAAAATTACAATGGATACTGTAATAAATGTTTTACTAACAACACTTTTAGAAGTTGTTTCATCTACAAATGATTCACGGAACATTCTCTTATATATCTAGAAAGAAATTATAAGTTCAACTTCCACATTAAAACATACAAAACAACAGCTAATAAGGCAATACGAATAAATAAATCATACGATTCAAATTTTGATATCATAGGCACCTTTTCATAAAGTAATGTCAATGTTTTTGGATAAAACATAATTCCAGCAATTATAGCAGCAATGATAGCTTTCTTCGCTAATTCAGAATTTAACCATTGAGATTGTTCCATTGATTCAATATGAGCTGGTGCTTTATAATTTACTGGAGCTTGAGGTTGACGATAAGCAGGGGGAGCTGGACGATATACAGGCTGTGCTTGATGATGTTGTTGTTGTTCGTTTACTTCCTGAAGCACTGCTTGAACTTCTGGATCATCTTCTTGAGAATCTCCAGTAATTTGTAAATTCGGGTTATTGATAGGTAGTTTTGAAATAGGTGTGCTAGACATTTGTCGTTATTTACGTACGATATAAAAATAAAATGATTTTAAACGCTTAATTTAAGAAATAATAGGTGTATTATCTGTTGGGCATTTCACCGATTTTGTTTTATAACGATAACATTCGCCTTGGAAATCATACACTTTAGATGTCATTTGATTAATATCTGGAGCTTGAATCATAATACATTTACGATCTTTACATACTTTTTGAAATGTTAAAGCTAATGCTACACCAAATAATGCAGATACAAACATTTGACCCGCTGGTTGATAAAATAAACGATCTGTAAGTGTTGTAACATTTGGTAATAAGCCCATTGTGAATCGAATTCTCTATATCTTTATGATATTTTAAATAGATACAGGTTGAGCTTCTTTGTCTGATTCTTTTGCGGGACATTCTGTTTTAGATGCGTTATAAGTATAACAGTTATCTGCCTCATCTTTATAAACGACTTTACCGGCATTTTCTGGGTTAGGGTATTTAATTACAATTTTTGGTGTAGGAATGCGAACATATACGAATAACATACCAATAGCTAACGCTACAATAAAAGCACCCCAATGAAATACAAATTTAGCCATGATTGATTCTAACTTTATTGGATAGAATATTCTTTGTACTTAGATGTATAAATTGTTGGTTTTTCCATTTGATCAAATTCTACTATTTTTTCATTATGGTAATTAATCCATTCATCCAAAGCTGCCTGTCTTTTAGATATGGAACTTTTCTTAAAATGTGATTTAAATTCTTTAATTTTATCTAAATATTCTTGCTTATAATATGTATCATAATCGGTTTGTGCTTGTAAAATTGTTGAATTATAATTTGTTATGCGATCATTTATTTCTCTTGTTTTTTGCATTTGATCTTCTTTCCATATTTCATATTTTTTAGAAACAACATCTAATGGTACCTTGTTTGTTTGAACATGTGATATAAAATCTAAATAAAATCCGTTTAGCATTCTTCTTATACAATACAAAATCTTATTTTATCTTAAAAAAATAAACGACTCTTTTTATAATTATTATTGACGTGTTAAAATCCAAGGGGTAACCTCTTCGAATAAACTCTTAAAGTGTACCTGTAATTTCTTTTCATCGCTTAATTGTTCATCATATAAGCTGCGAGGTATATATTTTACTTCAACGGTTGGTGTAGGACATTTAGATGACTGTTGGTAATATCCTTGAACAACCAAAAACATTCCTATAAATAATAAAAATACCGCCACTGCTTTCATTATGTATTATCTACTATGAGACTATACGTTTTTTATTCAGGTTTAACTGGGTCAGTGTCCATTTCTTCAATGGTTGGGTTTACAGGAGGGTCGATCTCAGTTGCTGCTGCGGCCGCGGCTTCCGCTTCTTTACGTTCAGTTAGGGGATCTTTTTTAGCGAGACTTTCTTGTAATTTTTTTTGAGCATCTGCCATCTTTTCTTGTTTGCGCAATTCATAGAATTCATCTTTTTGTGTCATGTTGTTCTTGTATTGTTTCATGAGGGTGTTTAGTTGAGTTTCAGCATACTCTTGTTCTTGAATGTCTTCGGGATTGGGAGACCAAGGGCACCATACACCGACTTGTCCTACGAAAATATCAAACTTAGTGTCTCCCATACGACGAAGAAGCTCTGCGCGAACTTGTGCCTCTTTTAGTGTTTCAAAAACACCACGCACTTTGATACCTCTTACTGAAGTTCTAAAATCATTCTTTTCAAGGAATTCACGTTCAATGGATTCTTCATTTGTGCGTTTGAAGAAACGGTAATGTTCTTGAAGTTCATCACCTTTGAACAGATGGTTGTTGTTTTCACGGATGATTTTAACGGCGTCACTTTCATCCTTGTATTTTTCAGCAATACCTTGAAGTAATTGATCTAGATCTCTCGAAAAATTAGCTAGGTATTTTTCAAAATAGTAAACCTCTTTTTCCTTTAGAATTTCTTCAGGGGAAAGGAAAGATAAACATACATAGTTTTGTCCGCGAATGGCTTTGTCTTCGTCGAGGTAATCAACTTCTTTGGTTGATACAGTTTGTTGAGTCATATAATGTTTATTATAAAAACTCTGTTTAAATAAATTTTTTCTTTTCTTAAAATATAAAAGAATCTCATGGAATATACTTTCGATTATCAAGAAATGTTCACTCGCATCGTCAAATACCTCATTGAAGGTTTAGTTGTAGGTATTGTTGCCGCCATCCTACCCGACAAACCCCTATCCATGGATAAAATCATCCTCCTCGGTTTAACCGCTGCGGCTATGTTCTCTATCCTAGATCTTGTTGCCCCCTCCATCAGTGCATCCACTCGTCAAGGCGCTGGTTTAGGTCTTGGCTTCAAACTTGTCGGATTCCCTTAATCATCTGTTAATATAACATAACATAACGGAACGGATAAGATAGTTACCATTTATTTTTTCTATTTTGAATCTATATTCAAATCAAATCAAATCGATTGGATGAATTCCCAGAATACATCATCACATATATTTTTCCATATCTGATCCTGAACATGAAGCTTTTCACGACTCTTTAGAAGCGAAAAATATTTTAAATATTCATCTTTTTCAAGTAATTGACAAAACTTATATAAAACATAACTATACGATAAAAAGTTCTTACGATTTGGTGGACAATATTTTAAAAAGGGTACCTGGATTTCTTTAAACATATTACGAAGTTTTTCCTCCAAATCCGGTGAAAAATTTGGCGCTGGAATGCCGTTTAATCGATAAATAATATAATATATATGTTCGTAATATTTATTACTGTGTAATTTTTTTAGAATTTCTCGCATTTTATTATACGACAGCTTCGAAAGGTCTTTAATCTTTTCTTTCTTAATTTCATTCACTATCTTTTCGAAAATTTCTTCAGGAATATCCGTACTTTCTTTTCCTTGAATTTGACTGATCCATTCATTGAAATGATTGATTCTTTTATACGTACAATGAGACGCCTCTTTATTTGATTGACGATAAATGGGGCGATTTTGTTCAACCAATAATAATTCTTGATATCCACACATTGGACATATCATAATGCCTTCCTGAATCATACAATTTAATGGTATTTTACAACTGGCACAATCATTTATTATAGTATCGTTAATATGTTTTACATGATCACAATCAATCGCTAAAAGATAATCATTTACTAAACTCATCTTGTCTTTATGAGGGCATTCTGGTGTTTCTAATACAGTTTGACAAGATAATTCGGTTTCAATATTTGGTTGATTATTATAAATATGAAAGGCATCTAAAATATTTTTTTGATTTGTCGGTAATTGTTTTTTACGATGTTTAACGGAAGGTAATGCGACTGTTCCTGAGGTTGCTTGTTGGGCTCCTTGATTTATTATTGATTCTTGTTTTGTAATTAATTCATAATAATTGAATAATATTGTACCGGTCTTTTCATAATATTCTATTTCTTTTGTTTCATCATTTAAAATTATTAATTCACGTTTAATGGTACGTAATTTATCAGAATAATATAGGTTACTATCCCAGGCAATCATATATTCCGGTGTATCTTGCTTTTGTTCATTATACAAATCTTGAATTTGTTGTTTCCATTTTAATAATTTAGATTGATACTCATTATGCCTTTTACTTAACGTATCTTTATGTATAATATTATCTTGAATTGTTTGTATCATTTGCTTATGTTTTTCATCAAGAGTAGACGAATCTTTTTTATGTACTTCATTTAAAATAGAACGTTTCTTGGAAGTCTTTTCTTTAAACATTATCTCTATGTTTTGTGAATTTAGGAATGTTTAAATCAATAAATACGTTTTTTTCCAATATATTTTTTTTCTCTGTTAATAGTATCCAAAGAAATGGGCGGAGGACTTTTACAACTCGTAGCTTACGGCGCACAAGACGTTTACTTAACCGGCAACCCCCAAATTACTTTCT